CAGCCACTCAGGGCAGTTCGGAAGGTCTTTTATTTTCATGGGGGGTTTCCTCGTTGGTTTGTGGGAAGCATGTCCCGAACAAAGCACTGTGAATCAATGCTCTGTTGGAGGATGCTATCTTCTACCTGTTGTGCCAGATACCTTTATGCCAGACTCCCTCATGCCATGTACCATCTCGCCAAATTCCCCTATGCCAGGTTCCTCCATACCATGTACCATTTTGCCAAACTCCTCCATTCCAAACGCCTTCGTGCCATGTGCCGGAGTTCCATGTGCCGTAGTTCCAAAGGCCTTCGTGCCATGTGCCAGAGTTCCATGTGCCGTAGTTCCAGACTCCGTAGTGCCAGATGCCGTAGTGCCAGATGCCGTAGTTCCAGACGCCTCCCTGCCATGTGCCGGAGATCCATGTGCCGTTGTTCCAGACGCCTCCTTGCCATGTGCCGGAGATCCATGTGCCGGAGTTCCAAACTCCTCCTTGCCATGTGCCGTTGTGCCACGTTCCGTTTTCCCAGACTCCTCCTTGCCATGTGCCATTTTCCCAAACTCCTCCTTGCCATGTGCCATCTTTCCAAGTTCCGGAGTTCCAGACAACGGTGTTGTTTATCATTTCTACATCTTCGTTGATTGTGTCGGCATCGGACAGCCACTCAGGGCAGTTCGGAAGGTCTTTTATTCTCATTGGGATTTCCTCTAGTGCTCTGTTGCGCTTGGTTGTTGGGGGAGACTCATATCCTACGCTCTTTTTTTTCCGTGTCAACTATATTTTTTGATACCTCTTAAAAAATCCTATGGGTACTCCTCCTCGCGCCTATCTAAGGATCGCGCGCGAATAGCACTTCTCATGCCAACCACCAGAAGGGGGGGGGGGTCAGAAAATTCCTACATTTGGCCCTGGGCTAGTTTCGCTTTTGGGTACGCTGTTATACTATTCGTCCGACCCCGCCAACCAAAAACCAAAATCCAAAAACACGCCAACCCTACATAGGTACATTGACTCTATCCCACTATTACCCTATAATAGAACTAACAACACACCACTCCCATACTCCTCATGACCCTTAACCACCTCAAACACCTATGGGCCGCCGCTGGGCACGGTCACTCCCTACGCGGATCGCCGGTATACAAACTTCATGGTACATACTCCGACCCGGATACAAACAATACCGCCTCCAACATTCGCCCCGACGCTCCTAACACCGGCACAAAAGAAAGGACTTCAATACCAAACACGAGTGGGCAAGTGGCTACAAAAAGAGGCTGATTCCATTGGTTGGACTTTGCACTCTTCTCCATGGCTTCTTGGACCATGCCAACCTGATTTCATACTTGAATCCCCTTCCTTATGCCTGTTATTAATAGAAGTAAAGCTAACGCAAACGGATTGCGGCCTACAGTTCGCAAAGTACCGAGAGGTACTAGGCCCGATTCCGTGCGTCCAAATAACCCGCCGATTAAAGTCGGTCCCGACGATGCGGAGCCTGCTCGACTTCCACCATGGCGGTCTAATGGGTTTGTACTTATAAAGGATGGAAATTGGGATAGGCCGAAACCTATATGGCGCCGCCGCCCATTGGATTATACACCTGCCGCGGCAATTGAAGACGAGGAGCTCTTTGAGCGGTTTAATGGGTATTTTGAAGATTGCTTTGATAATGACCATGCGCCCACTCTTTCGGATATGACTGCTCACGCAGGATACGAGTCAGTTGTCCAAATGGTCAATGATGCTCGCCGCCACGGTCCTGTTCGGATGCGTGGTATGTCTCGTGCAATCCTTGCAATTCAAGCTCACTATGAAGAGTTAGCTCAACTAGGACATAGACATGCTCTTGCTATCTTAGAGCGTATTCCACAATTCGACTCACGAGAAGCGCCCGAGCAAATTGCTACTCGTGCATTCGAACCGCGTCCAGAGCAACACGTAGTTCAAGTAACAGGACTACAACGTGCCGAAGATCAGGGTCGGGAACTATCTCCTATCGACGCCTACAACCAAATAATCCAAAAACCATCTTTTCAAGAAATTGCTAACGCAATAGACGTTAGTGCTGGGGAAGATGGAGTTTTTTCACTACCTGACCTTGAAGTCAGTGACGATAACAACAGCATCTAACGCGAGGACTCTAAAGGAATAATATAATGCAATAACATACTATACGGACATAGTTAAGCCCCTCAACTATACATGGACATAGTTGAGTTTCTTAACTATACGCAGGTAAAAGATATGAGTAGAAATACATAGTTATACTGGCTTGGTTGGCGGAATAATATGCCCATAAAATATCTTGAGGATGATTATATGCCTGAAGGAGTGGAACAAACTCGGCACTACAGGGACGTTTCGGATATGTTAGTCCGAGTATACGACTTGGATAAACGAGTTGCGGTGCTAGAGAATACGGCCCGTGCTCAAGACGTTCGGTTAAACGTTATCTCGAAGACCGTCGAGTTGATAAGGGAAGAGCAAAAAGAGTTAGGAACTAAGTTATCAGTAGAGCTAGCTAAGCTCTTTAAAACACTCTTTGAAACACTGAATGAGCACGTAGTAGATGACCAGCGCCGCCAACTTAACATCGCTGGTGTTACAATACTAACCCTAATAGGTGTGATGACGACCCTAATAGAATTATTTTTTAGATGACGTCCATGAATAACTTAGAAGTATTTATCAATGGTATACGGTATGTTCCCGCCCAGGATACTACTCCAAGGGTTGACTATGCCTTTTTCTTTAACTCTATTCGAGCATCCTTATTCAAGGGGTCCTTGAATCAAGCCCAAGTTGAAGGATGTGAACTGTTAATTGAAACATGCACTCGGTTTGGTCTGTCTCCCCTTATCGAACAAACCGCCTACGTTCTTGCCACCGCCTACCATGAAACTGCTTTTACTATGAAGCCTATTGAAGAGTATGGAGGTAAAAATAAACCCTATGCTCCGTGGTATGGTCGTGGATTTGTTCAGCTTACATGGGAAAGCAACTACCAAAAGATGCAGAATCTTCTTGAGAACCTCCCTTATGTTAAGGAGAATAACATCCCATACGAAATCCATGCCGACCCTAAACTAGCTCTTCAACCGAAAACAAGTACACTAATTTGTGTACTAGGTATGAAAGATGGAGTATTTACTGGAAAGAAACTCACAGACTACATCAACTCATCGGTAATAGACTACTTTGATGCTCGGAGAATTGTGAACGGTACCGACAAAGCAGGCACTATTGCTAAATATGCTACCCTATTTACGAATGCTCTAAAAAGCAGCTAGGAATTTACTATGAATAAGATCCTGTTAGGCTTAACTATACTTCCTGTAACGGCCTTGGCCGCAACTGTTGATCTTCGGTGGGATCCTGTTGAGCAGGCTGAAAGCTATCAATTGGAGATGGCTAGAGCTGAATGCACACTAACGCCCTGGGAGGCGGCTGGAAACACTACGGATACAACTTATACTATCTCTGATGTCCCACAAGATTCCCTTTTACTCTTCCGAGTAGGCTCTGTCAAAGGAGAGCTAAAAGGTATCCGCACATGGTCAGGGGCTTGGTATGATTATCGGTTATTACCGCTAGATACTCCTTCCGGGGCAGGAATAGAATAACCCTATGAATCGTGAAAACGTACTGCTCTTTGTAGCATTTGGCTTAATCTTAGGAATCGTAGCCCTTCTGATATTAGTCCCAACTACTCCGAAGGAGGTTCAAGGATTTGTCATTAGCCTCGGTGGTATGTTTGCACGTAGCATCAGCACCGCATTCGACTTCGAATTCGGGTCGTCTAAAGGAAGTCGACAAAAAGATACATACCTTTCTGAACGTCGTTCGCAAGACACAGCTCCCTGACCATGTCCTCCCGCGCTATTAAGTTCTCCGAAACAATAGACTGGAAGAATCCTCTCCCAGCCTACGAGCGTATTATTGAAGCTCGAAAGGAGAACTTAAAGCGCCTTGCTCTTCAACCAGGTTCATTAGAACCCCTCCTACAATACTACCTAAACGGCCACTGGGCTGAGTTTATATGTGATTGGGGGGTAACATATGATCCTCGTGAGGAAGATATCCGACTCCAGTACCGACCATTTATATTAACCTCTCGCCAGATAGAGTATGTTGATTGGTTATATGACCATTATAAACATCGCTCACATGGTTTATGTAGAAAGCACCGCGACGCAGGTATGTCGTGGATTCACGCCGCGGTCGGCACTCTTCTCTGGCTAGCTCGCCGAAATACAGTAGTAATATATGGTTCTCAAACTGAGGATAAAGTCGATAAAGGGCCTGGAGATCCAGATACTCTCTTCTGGAAGATTCGTACATTCATAAAAAATCTTCCTCTTCCATTCCAACCGGCAGACTGGGTTAAGCAATCCAAGCACATGCTAGTAGTAAATCCAGTCAACGGGTCTGTATTAAAGGGAGGTGTAGGAGACAATATTGGCCGCGGCGGGCGATCTACTCTTGCCCTTCCGGATGAGTTTGCGGAAGTCCAACACCCACAACTAGTAGAATCCTCCCTAATTGCTAACTCTGATTGCATTATCTATGGTAGCACTATCCCTACTGAAGGGTGGAAGGCATCTCATTTTTACCGCCTTGAGAATCAATTTCCTGAAGAGGACGTATTTGTTTTCGAGTGGTGGCAAGATCCACGCAAACGTCAATCTCCTGATTTACCTGCCGAGAAAGAGCATTGGTATGTAAAAACGAAGCAAAAGACTTCCGACGAAGTATTCAAGACTCAGTATCTAATGGTAGATAACACCGCGTCGGCAGTTCAGTTTATCGGTGAGGATTTGATATTGGCGGCATTTGATAGGAATTCTTTAGATATTCAAATTCCTTCTGATCGTCCGTGGTGTATAGGGGTCGATGCGGCTGGTATGGGAAATGATAAGATAAAGATCTGGCGCCGCCGTGGTCGTTTAAACTTATCAGCACTAACTTTTGATTCTATGGACGGCCTACAATTAGCAGCAGTTATACAGGATGTTGCTAGAGGATTACTAAAAACTGGACCAATAAACCTCGTCTCTATCGAACGAGACGGTCCAGGGGCATCATGTGCTGACCAACTAAAATATACATGGTTAGCTCCAGTACTACAAGCAATTCATACTGGAGCACGCTTAGGAAACGGATTTGAATATAACCTACGAGCATATCTTCATAAGCAAGCCAAGGATTATTTAGAAGAAGAAGACCCATACATCCCATACTCAAAAACATTCCTAACCCAGGCTACCGCTATTCACTACGCCTACAAGACTGGGCTTTTACTAATTGAGTCCAAAGAAGAGTATCGGTCACGATTTGCAATGGGCAGGTCCAAAGCAGAAAAGCTTGCCTCTCGCAGTCCTGATGAGTGGGACTCATTTATGCTTACTTTTATGCTTCCTACTGGCAAATTGGTTAAATTTCCAGGAGCACTTACCTCTTCTATGTCTAGGGACTCTTGGCAACCAATTGACAAAGTTATGGGGTATTAGCTATATGGGTACTCGTTTCTTATTGACACTATTAATAGTATCTGGTATTCTAGTAGTAGTATCTAAATCCACTTTTACCCATTATCCACTGGAGTTTAGCATGCCAAGTTTATGGGATGTATTAACTAAGAGTAGAGAAGAGCGTATGCAAGAGCGTATGGCACAGCCTCAACAACCGGCAAAGCAAATGCCTAAGCAAATGCCTAAGGTTGCATCTCCTACCGCTCCGCCGGTATCAATGGGCAATACGCTTGATGCTATTAAGCGTAGAAACAAGATGCTAAAAGACATCTAATGTTTGCTCTCTCTGATGATCAGCTTATTTCTCTCTCCACTACTTTGGTAAAAGAGAGAGATAAGGCCATTACGGCCCGCCGAAAGAGTGGGATAGAAGAGGTATGGGAAACGGCAAGAGAACAATATCAGGGAATCGATGAGGTTAATAGAAAGGGGTCGGAGTGGACTAAGGGGCGTACCTTAGATGGCCCTATTAGTACAACTATGGGCAAAACAGGGCATGAAACTCGCAGTACGGTCTTCGTAAACATTACTCGCCCATACACTAACGCTGGAACTAGCAGGGTATCTGATATCCTTCTTCCTACTGGCAACAAACGGAATTGGGATCTCAAACCGACTCCAGTTAGTGATACTGCTATTATTACTAGGGAACTGGAGCGGTATCCAGATCTTATTGATGTGATGCCTGCTAGACTTCGACTTAAGGTCACTCAGCCTGATGAAGTTAGGATTGCTGCTATTGAAGTAGCCAAGTCTCTTATTGATGATTGGCTTGTTGAATCCAATTGGTACAGTGAGACTCGAAATCAAATTCTGGAGGCCGGAAAGGTAGGCACTGGCGTAATCAAGGGACCATTCTCCAAGAGAAAGAAACTTACTCCTGATGTCCAAGAATTCATAACCGCTATCCCGTTCGCTTTTGAAGACCCTCTAGAGGGGGCGGTGGTTCAAAAAGAGATTGAGAATAAGCTTCTATATCAACCAGCAATAGAATGTATTCCGGTAGAGAACTGCTATCCAGACATGCCTGGGTGTGGTACGAATATCCAGAATGGCCGCTTCTTTTGGGAGGAGGATCCATATACTACTAAGTCAGCTCTTGAGGAGTTGATGGAGGACCCTGATTATATCCAGTCTCAAATCCAGCTCTGTCTAGATGAGAAGCCAAAGACGCCTAGCGTAATAAAAGGTGGGGAAGACCAAAAGTCATATACTATATGGCGGCGCACTGGAGTCTTTGATTTTAGCAAGATGGTTGAGGAAGAAGGATATTTTTGTACCCCGGTCCTATTTGAACTAATCAACGATCGGGTAGTTCGAATAAGTCCAATGCCATTGGATGCTACTCATTTTCCATACCGCGTTCTCGTGTGGGAACCGAGATTTGATTCGTGGGTTGGCATTGGTATTCCAGAACAAATTGAAACTCCCCAGCGAGGACTTAATACAGCAATTCGGGCCTGTAATGATAACATGGGATGGAGTGTAGGCTTCCAACTTCTAATCAAAGAGGGGTTAATTGAGCCTTTTGAAGGAGAAGGGTGGAATCCCCATGCTTATAAGCGGTGGCGAGTTTTAAATGACTCTTTAAATTCCCTAACCGGCCAACAGTATGATCCAAAGCAGGCTATGGGAACTTTAGAATTCCCCAACTACTTAGATAAGATTCTTCCATTGACTGACTTATGGCTTCGTATGGCTGAATTGACTACTGGTTTACCTCTTCTTCTCCAAGGCCAGCCTAGTAGTGACAGCGTTGGTGTGACTCAAGCACTTCTAAATAATTCTATTACGAATCTTCGAATGTTTGTAAAGCAGTGGGATGATAATGTTTGTGCTCCGATCATACAGGATTTTTATGAGTGGGTTCAAAAATATGGTCCTGAAAACGCTAAATCAGATGCTACTGCTGAAGCCCTAGGATCTGCTGCGTTAATCACTAGGGACCTTCAACAACAATCTCTAATCCAGGTATTAGACCGTACTGTCCAACCCATTTATGGAAAGAGTCCTAAAAAAGCAATGGATATGTTTTTGTCTGGCCTCCAATTTGATCCTAAGCAATTGGATCTTGATGACGAGGAGCGTCAGCAATTAGAGGCAGCGCAATCAGCTCCAGACGCAAAGGTCCAAGTTGAACAGCTTCGAAGCGAGACTGACCGATTAGTGGCACAAATGAAGGATGCTACTGATCGTATGAAGATTGCATTGGACGCACAGCTTCGGGGGCAAAGTATCGAACAAGCTGCTGATGCAATAACAACTCAAGCTGCCGGAAATATTGCTCTTGAGGCAGTAAAGCAGGACAAAAAGAAGGAAGATGAGCAGGACAGGCAGGACAGGCAGGACAGGCAGGACAGGCAGCCTATGGAATCATCGGGTGAGCCTAGCTTAGAAGATTCTCTTAATATCCTAGGACTCAACCAGTGACTAATCTTCAGCGCCCCTATGAAAATCTTCCAATCGAATTAGTAGTTGGCAGAAAAAGGGTAGATATGGAAGGCTTTTTAGACAGTCTAGAATCAAAGAAAGCTCTCCTCCTTGAAGAGTGTGCTACTCCCCTTCTAGACCCTGATATAACCAATACCCTTCGTGGCCAAATAAAAGAACTACGAGAACTAATCCGCTCACTTTCAAAGCATAGGTAAAACATGTTTAAGTTAACACATCGATTGATGGATGAAGAACCAATGGATGGGGAAGGCTCGCTGGATGGGGAAGGCTCGCTGGAAGGTGAAGACTCTTTTGGAGATGAGCCTCTTGATCCTGAATATTTTGTAGGTGATTTCACGGCAGAAGATACCGCCAACCAGTTAGGATATGTGCGTGAGCTGCCGAATGTCCTACGGGGATTTGAATCCCGTATTGGAGAACTTATTAATCCAATCATGGATCGCATGAGCGGAATACAAGAGCGGCTTGGGAGCCAACCTGTATTTGAACCTAAACTAGATAAGGTTGTAGATGCACTGCGAACAGGGTTAAAGGATTATGATAATGGGGAGTTGGGAGATCGTCTAATTAACTCTTTAGTGCCGGCTTTATCTGAGGCTCTAAAGGAATCAATGGCGGTCACTCCTCTAGGGCCGGAAGCTCTTCAACCCCACATCAATCCTATGTTGGAAAGTTATAACCAACAAATGATGCAATCAGTAGTTCCAGCGCTAATCGATTCCCTACCATTTGATGCGGAAGCGATTGTAAGCCGGGATGCTAATGGTAATGTGACTGAACCAAAGACAGAACTACAAAAAGACTTCTTCAGATGGTGGGAACAAGCGGATGCTCCTACTCGTCGTGCTCTAGAGAATTTAGACGTTAATTATGCTAGAGCACTACAACGGTTTAGCAAATGGAGAGCTGACCAAATGAAAGGAAGGAAACAAGCAGCGGGCGCTACAGCCAGTCGCTTATCAGGAGGTAGACAAACTCCTAGTGTTGGACGCTCCAACTCTTCACCAACCCGTCTTAAAACAGAAGAAGACGGTTGGAATTGGTATCAAGCTCAAAAGGCAAAAGGTTGAGGCAAAAGGTTGAGGCAAAAGGTTGAGGCAAAAGGTTGAGGCAAAAGGTTGAGGCAAAAGGTTGAGGCAAAAGGTTGAGGTATTCAAATAATGGCTATTCATAAGCTAGCAACAGATACTGCCCGAGTCGGTGTCATTAAGGGCATTATGCTCGATACGGCTATGGCGGAAGAGGCATTGAGTTCTGCAGGAGACACCATCCCAATGCAGACTAACGCAGGTAATGTTTATAAGTTCAAGCGGTTTATTTTACCGTCTGGGACTGATAACCTATGGGTGGCGGCTGGAGGTGACGACGAGTTCGTACAGTCTCGGCAAGCGGCTGAGGGTGTGACTCCCACAGCCAAGTCAGTTTCCTCCACCATCATTTCTGCAACTCCTATTCGATATTCCGTCCTCTATGGATACACGAAGGAGACAGCAATTCTATTCGAGGATGATATTCCGCATCAGGAAGTAGAGTTTGCCGGAGATGAAATTCGACTTGTCCGAGAGTTCCATAACTTCGGTAAGTTGAAGGCTGCTACCAATGCGTTCTTTGGGGGTACTGGTGTTACCACTGGTACGGTTAATGGTACGATTACAAAGACTCTCTTAATGAAAGTTAAGCAGGATCTTCGTCGGTACCATTGCAAACCCCAGAATAAGGCACTAAAGGGCAGTACTGATTACGCTACATATCCAATACCAGGGTGTTATCCAGCGTATTGTCATACTGACTTGGAGTATGATATCCGTAACCTTCCTGGGTTTGTGAGTGTGGAGGAATATGGATCAATGGCAACTATTTCACCCAATGAAATTGGGGCAGATAGACAATCTGGATTCAGATTTGTTCTTACTCCTGAATTGACTTACCAACCAAATGCTGGTGCGGCAGTCGGCTCAACTGGTCTAGCCTCTGATAATGCTTCGAATATCAATGTGTATTCGATGATTGTAATGGGCCAGAACTACTTCAAGCAGGTCGCACTTCGTGGCAAGGACTCAGTTCGGGTAAACCATATCCCCTATGACCGTGCCGATAAGGCTGATCCTGGTGGCGACCGCGGTTATATCTTTGGTGAAACTTACCACGTAGCTGAGATTACTAACCAGGACTGGGGCGCTACTGTTGAAATTGGGCGTACTGCTATCTGAGGCTAGATTATGACTGCTTCTATTAAAGAGTATATCCAAGAAGTGAGTGATTCTGCTTCGCAGAGGGCATTATACGCCCTCTTTGAGGCGGTTCGTTCTGAGCTTGCTGAGTTGAAGACTGACTCAGTAATTAATGCACCAACTCTAAGCACTGGGTCTACCGCCGAGAATGTAGCTACTACAGCATTTCAATATCGTATTGATGGTGTTACGTATACCAAAGCGGCTGTTACTGCAGGTACAGCTCTAGGTATTACAGATACTATCAATACTGGAGCTGCTACTGGCACGTTTTATGGTGGATTCGCTGCTCAGATCAATGCTGGTGGTACAATCACTTTCAAGTCGGCTGCAACTGATCAAGTAAAGACTAGTGAGGCGGCTGCTGAAGCTGTAGCACGAGCAATTACGGCTACTGCCGGGAATGTTATCATCGGTTATTTTGCCGTTGGTGCTACCGCTGATGCAGATTGGGTAGCTGGAACTGATGATCTTACGGCAGCGTCGGATTGTACTAGTGTAACTTATTGGTCGGCAGATGCCGACCATTTTCTAACGGAGTAAACCTATGGCTTATGTTGCTGTTTCTGCGGTAACTGGACTTACAGTTGCCTTTCAATCTCAAGGTGGTACGGCCTCGGATTATTGCGCAATTCGAGGATATGGTACATATACTGCTGCTGACTTCTATCTGGACTACTCTAATGGCCCTGGGTTTAGCCCGTCCAAGGTAGTAGTGACTAACTTAACAGATGGTACTATGGGCGTATGGTGGCTGAGTGGTACTGGACTAACGAAGGTTGGCTATACACAGGTTGCAGCTGGAGATAAGACTCTTGTTGCCGCCGCTAGCATTGGTGTAGCTTATTCAGATGGCCACCTCAATGTAGATGTCTCAGATTGTTGCCCTATCACAACTAATGATGACTTTCTAATCGAGTGTTATCGATAATGGAGACTATATGGGGTGCCCTAGTGGCACTCCAGAGGTATAAACATGGCTGATACAATTACTACAACCACTCTTCGATCAGAAGGCAGATCTTATGCTTTTTCTAGACTATGCGTTTCAGATGGCACCGGAGAAAGTGGAGCAATAGTTGTAGATAAATCAGCTATGACTATTGGCGGTCAATATCCTGCGATTGCTGTGAGTCATGCGGCCATTGAACGAGTTAGGGGTATCAACTCAGGATTTACTACTATAACTCTCTCTTGGGATCACACCACAGATGATGTGGCGTTAGTACTTCCTGCTGGAGCTATCAACATGGACTTTCGAGATGTAGGTGGGTTACACGACCCTCAATCTACTGGAGGTACAGGAGACCTCTTAATTACCACTGCTGGTGCAGACTCAGGAGATTTGTACCACTTAATCATTGAACTTACTCTCTACGCATAATGGCTACTAAAATAATTCAAAGGTCTTTGGAGGCAGATGATACTGCTGGTCCTAAGATCGAAATTAATACTTCCCTACCGTTAGTTGATGATATCCCACAAGATGCAGATGATAAGCTATTTAGGGAACTGGCTTTTTTAAATCAGCTTGTAGAGATTGTGCTACAGCCTTTAGAAGCATCTATGGGTGAACCGTCGGTTCCTATTAGTGTAGATGGCGACCGTATATCTTTAACCCCAGGAATTCCTATTACAGTTCGGCGTTATCATCTTGATAGGCTTATTAGGGCTCGGCCTGATTCTGTTACTAGGGACGGCGGCGAAATTTCTATGCCTGAAAGTCAACGTAATTTAGTGTATCGTCAAAGTTTTTCTCGCTATAATTTTGACATAATTAAAGATACACCTGCCGGACTGGATTGGGCCAGAGAACTTCGTAGAAAGTATACTCGTCGATGAACTTCAAAGACCTTTGCGAGTTAGTATTTGAAGAGGTTAATGGAAGGCCATTAACCTTTTCATCTATTAGCCTAAGTACGTTAACTGATCCATTGCAGCGCCGCGTTGTCAAGGAAGTGAAGAGGGCTTATTGGGATATCTTGCTTTATTCACGACATTGGCGGTTCTTATTCCGTCGCGGTCTGATGGCTACGCTATACTCCAACACCTACGACTACCAGCTATGCAATATCCAATCTTTTGATTGGAATAGTTTATATCTTACTCAGGATGATACTGATGCTCGTTGGCCTGTATATGAAGAGCTGTTCGACTCTTGGAGTTTAAGAGAGCAAACAAGTCAAGAGACTATTGGGATTCCCACAAACATGATTCGGTCTAGAGAGCCAGACCATTGGCTGTTTTGGCCGATTCCTAATGGAACTTACTATCTAAATGGGAACTACCAATATAAACCCTCTAATTTCTCTCTAGCCACGGATGTACCTCTCTGGGATGAGGAGTATCATGAATTAATTGCTTGGATTGCGGTTCGTCGCTTAGAAGCTCGTGTAAAAACTCAGGATGAGATTGTAAGCCAGCTTAATACTCTTGAAGCTATTCGGCTTACTGGGTCTGTTGGAGATAGGTTCTTAGAACGATATTTTCCAAAAATCGGTAATAACTACAATATTTACTCCTTTGGGGGATAATAATGGCTAACCCAGTTGATGTTAAGTGGTTTTCGTCTGATATGGCTGGTGCTCCAACGTTATCTGGGGAAGTAGGTAAGACGATTGGAGTTCTAGACGCTTGTTTAATCGATGGATTTGGAGACATAACGCTAGATAGTGTTAGTGTTTCTAGTAGTATCGCTACTGCTACATATAGTGCGGGTCATGGGTTTCTTGACCACTCGGTTATCCTTATCGCCGGTGCAGGTGATTCCTACGTCAATGGTGATAAGCGAATAACGTATGTTAGCTCTACTCAATTCACTTTTGACGCTACTGGAGCTGGCGATGGATCAGTTAGTGGAACTATTACTGCCAAAGTTTCTCCAGTAGGATGGACTAAAGATTATTCTGGAACTAACAAAGCCGCTTATGCTAGGAGCGATGTGACAGCTACAGGGGCTTTACTTCGTATTGACAACTCTGGTACTGGCTCGGCTACATACATACGAGTGCGGGGCTATGAATCGATGACTGATGTTGATACTGGTAGCGGAGAGTTTCCTACAGACGCTCAAGTATCTGGTGGTCACTACTGGGCGCAAAGTTCTACAGCATCTTCTACTACTAGAGAGTGGAGACTAGCCGCGGATGGACTATCTCTCGTCCTTTGGGTTAACCACAGTGGCACTGCTACTGCTGCTTCCGTCAATTACTTTGGTGATTTAGAAAGTGAAAAGGCTAGCGATGCTTATTGTGCAATGCTAACTGGTGGGGTAACTACTAGTGTGGCTAGCATGAGTGGTTTGGTAGGCACTAGCGCCAATAATAAGTTTATGCCCAAATCGTATACTCAGGTGGGAACATCTACTGAGGGTATTTTTAAAGGTCATGTACTAAATAGTAGTGGTATGGGTTATGCTGGCAGTGCTTATCCATCGGCTCTAGGATCTCAAGTATACATTACTAAGCCTGAGATTTGGGAGTCGGCTACTGTATTCAGAGGTACAATTCCGGGTGTCTATGCTCCTATCCACGCGGCTTCTGGAATCACAGATGGAGACTCTACTACTTCTATAACTGGATTAGAAAATAGGGTAATTCAGTTCTGGAGGGCACAGGCTTCCTATTGTGTAGCTGTTGATCTGACGGGGCCTTGGAGATAATGGCAGGTTCAATTTTACAAGAGCTTCACAGTTACGACCTAGACTTTGGCGGTTTAGGCCAAATTTCTGATACGATCGATGAAGAAGGTACTGCTGGGGCATATCGAGTACGTTTATACCATCGCTTGACTGGAAAACTTATTAAGCAGGTGTGGAGTCATGCGGATGGAACATATACGTTTGACCACATTGCTGAGGAAAGTGAAGGATATTTCGTAGTTGGCTTTGATCACGGGGCAACTCCTGTGCAGGCAGCAGTAGGAGATTTGATTACTCCGGAGCCTATGTAATGCCATACGAATCCCCAGGTTCAGCTACTCTCCATCTAGGAGGTGGAATTGAGACTGTTGGATCAGCAACGCTCCACTTGGGAACCACTTCGTCCCTAGTTACTAGTTCACTCAGTCTAGATGGTATCCTAAAAGGAACTGGGATAACTGCAACCATTAGTTTGGGTGGATTATTACAACAGGCTCAAAGCAGTGTAGTATCTCTGGATGCTATTTTGACTGCGGGAGGTACTGAAGAATCGGCCTCATTAGACGCATTCCTTCAGCAAGCTCAATCACTAACAGCGTCTATAGATGGATTATTACAAGGCAGCCAACTTTCTACCACTCAAATTGATGCGTTATTACAGTCAATTGCTTCTAGAGTAGCTAGCCTAGATGGATTGTTATCAGCCGAAGAGATGGCATCTATCAGCCTGGATGCCATGCTTCAAGCAACTAAGTCAACTAATGTCAGCCTAGACGCCCTTTTGACTGGTGGAAGCAATATAGAATCTCTTAGCTTAGATGGGTTATTGCAATCAGGCTCCTTAAGTGCAAGCGGTCTAGATGCGGTACTTCAAACTTCTAACCTAACTACTTCAGGTCTAGATGCGTTGTTAAGGAGAATTGGGTCTACAACTGTAGGTATGGATGCTATAATCCAAGGCGGAATGACTCAGAATATTGAATTAGACGCTCTGCTTCAGCTAGTAAGATTTAGCACTATAGGGTTTGATGCAATACTTCAGCTTTCTTCGGTAGCAAGTGTAGGTATTGATGCGGTACTAATAATCCAACTAACTCAAACTAGCTCTCTTGATGCGTATTTACTGGCTTTGCTATCTTCACACACCCAACTCGATGCCATAGTCGGATTCACAATATACCAAGGATCGCAAGATAGGCTAGTTATCATCTCAGCTTCAAACAAGCTTGTGGTTATTCCATACTAAGCTATGATATTCCAATTCGCCAATAACATTGAGCAGGCCAGTACATACCATACAGGCACACCTAACTATGTGGATGTTAGTGCGAGCTTTAGTGCTACTGAAGGGCATGAGAAGTTTACTGACGCAGAGACGGATAATAGTTGGAGTGACGGGGATCAGTTAGCAATCCGAGTAGAACAGGATGCTACTCATGTTTGGGTAGGAGTAGGAACGTGGGATGCTACGAATAAATATATCGAGATGGATACTCAGGAGTCTGGGTCTATAGGAACACTAACTGATAGTGCGTCTGTAACCGTTACTGCTACGGTTACACGAGGATCATTAAGGCTACATGCTGGTCGAATGCGGCGGTCTTCGACCCAATCGATAAACAGTGGCTCTCACACGTTAATCCAATTGGCTACTGCCGACTTTGACTATGGTGGGATTACTACAGTAGGGTCATATCGGTTTGATATTATCAGAGATGCGGTGTATCAAATCTCTTTTGGAGCAGGTTTTAATGGGTTATCTGCTGGAACTCAGATGGCAGGAACAGCGTATGTGAATGGCACTGCTATTTACCGTCATGCAAGTGGGGCGTGTGCATCTACAGGAGATGTTAGTGTGTCAGGGAGTTTTCCCTATGAACTAGCTGCTGGAGATTATGTAGAATTGCGACTCTACCATAATCAAGGGTCAGCTGTTAATACATCCTCTTTCACCCACTACCAGCCGTGGCTGGGTGTTACTCAGCTAACCTATTGGTAAGTAGATGCTAGGCTCTAGGGTTCTTGGAGAGGGGATTTTAGGTGGAGAACTATCTACTACAGACGCGGTAAAGATAGTTGTTTCGCTGGACGTCCTACTAAAAGGAACAGGAATTACTAGTATTGTGTCTGTGGACGGGTTGCTTCAACAGATTGCAGTAACTTCTACAGCAAGCTTAGATGCAGTTATTGCCAGTGCAATATCAATTCCAATTGACGGGCTATTGCAAACTTCAGAGGTAATACCTACCAGTCTAGATGGGCTATTGCAAACTGGAGGTAGTATAACTTTAGGTACAGATGCCCTTTTAAGGGGGATAAAGACCTCTACTACTGAGATTGATGGACTTGTTCAAGATACACTATTCCAATCTGCTTCTATGGATGGAGTTCTCCAAGATAGTTTTAGTAGGTCTTTGGCATTTGATAGCTTACTTCAAGACACCTACAATTCAAATGTAGGATTAGATAGTCTGGTTAGGGACACTATTAGGAACATACTTTCTACTGATGGTCTTTTACAAGCATCTTATGACAATAATATCACACTAAATGCTTATCTTGCAGTTGCTCTGGGAACTACCCTTTCTCTATCTGCTATTTTAGCTTCACCAATAAATGAGAGTAGACTGGTATCCATTAATGCTTGCGAGAGACTTATTTCTATCCCTACTCCAAGTGCTAGGGTTATAGCTATAGACCCTTCAGATCGATATGTCACTATTGCATCTAGCGAGCATATTACAACTATTACAGCTAGTGACTATATTTCAACTGTTACTTAGATATGAGGCAAACTAATGGCCGCAACGATTCAAATCCATGAAATGACAACTGACGCTGATACCGGAACTGATAAGACTTCTGGCACTGTACGGTTTAAAGCCGCCAATGACACTACTGTAGATACTAATGATCCACTAGTAATTCCTGGGGCCGGTACTGATTATAGTTACACCAAGAAGCTCCGTCCTTACATGGAAGCACCTCCGGATACTAATATCTCCAACATCCGATGGTATACAGATGGGTCTAGTGGATTTGGGACTGGAGTGAGTGTGTATGCCAAGAATATTGGTACTACTTTCGGCTCTCACTATGATACTGAAATGAGCGGCGGAACGGATCTCTTTACCTACACTAGTGGCTCTCCTCTTGATGGAGATGGTACAGATGCGGGGCCATTTGTTCCTGCAGATGATAATACATATATTGGAGACATTATTGAGTTGCAAATGTGGATTGCAAGCACTGCTAGTAATGGAGCTTTGTCAGCAGAGACATTAACGCTAGCATGGGATGAGATTTAATGATCCCTATAGCTGACCGCTATTCTTTTGAAGCAGAATGGCCGGACGGGAGGATTAGTCGTCTGGGTGGGAATATAAAGGGAGCCATAAAAGTCTCTCTTATTCCTGCTAAAGGGACTAATCTTCCACGACATGACCTTATAGGTCAACCATTTGTGCATAGATTCATGAGGTATTTTAAAAGGAATATTGTAGGTGGGTTTGATAAAGAGCGCTATTGGGCAGAGCTAGAGAAGAATGTTTCTTCGTTTAGGTTAGAGGCTAGGAGTGCAAGAGACTCCAAAGGTACGTATTCTTCGCCTAGTCCTGTATCTCCCCCTGCCAAACCAATTCAATTAGACGAAGCTATTCAAGTAGTAGTAACAGAAATCCATCGATTTTATGTCCGCCATTTTGATGGAGCTGTCTTGATAACTCCTCCTGACTATGAGTTGTATTTATGAGCTACATTCATAATAATACATGTCCAGTACAGTTAAGCAATGATCCTATTGATCCTAACTCAACTGACTGGATCTTTTTTTCTTATGAGAGCTGGCTGAGAAGTGACGAGACTATTACACTTCATACGAGTGTAATAGTGGGAGGAACAGCGATAACCGCGTCAGCATATTTGGGCACTGTAGTAGACGAGGAGGGTACTTCGTATACTAATACTTATGGTGTACAAGTAACTCCCACTGCTGGGGCCACTCAATTAAGTGTTACTCATCGGGTTACGACTTCTACATCCGGAATTGTAGATATCGGCCGCACAAATATTGATCACACAGCAGTTCTACAAGTGAAATCTCTCTGATGTATACTGGTCGGCATATTGGTCCTATGCTTTCTAATGGAGGGTCGTTGGCTCTTCCTAGGAAGTTACTTGCTCAACTAGAAGCTAGGATGCAGGCTACGAGTCAGAAGTTTGGATCGTGGACAGTAACATTAACTGATGGAACTGTACTAAGGGTATCAATCATAAAAAACGGACTAGTGCCTATATATAAAGCAGTAGTTATTTCTGGTAGTTCAACTTCTACTCCAGTTATTCCTAGTGACTTTATTTATCAATTAGCTGATACTCAAACCACTTATGATGTGTGGACAGTTACTAATAAGAATGTTCTTTCCACTCAAACTAATATAGTAGGAAGTTCTCTAGCAGGAAGTAGTGAAGATATGCTTCCTGCTAGTGTTAACACTGGTCATCTGAAATCTTCATATGTAAATGGAGCTTTTACCAAGGGAACTATTAATTGGGATGGTTCTAACATTTTCTGGAAAGGGATTAAAAGTAGTATTTCAACCCCAGGTTCATATTCTGCGAGCTACTTATACGAATTAGGTATAGAAGGGGGCGTACAAAAATATAGGTTGATGTTTGCTCAACCTAATATTCCTAAGTCTTTAAAGTGTATTATAGAAGATGGTGTGCTCAAACGAGATCCTACTGGTCCTTCTACATTTTCTAGTTATGCTTTTGCTCTTTCAGGTTTTAATTTTCTATCTAACTCCATTGCTTTACACCCTCAAGGAAGTGAGCTTGTTGGGGTTAGTATAAATGAAGACAATGAGTATGTTGCTACGATACTGTCTTATAATAAGGATACAGATACTTTTAGCACTAAAGAAGAACATACTCTAACTGGTATAAACCTACTTTGCCATGAAAATCTACATTATAATGGTGAAGGTGCTAGGGGAGATGGATGGTATATACAAGGAACGTCTTCTAGGGATTTACTTTATATTAGAGGGTGCTCGTCTCTATATAGCACCTATGACTTTGCTAACCCTACTTTAATAAAAGTATTTTTCGCATATGAAAAAGCTAGCCTTACAGATAATGGAGCTGTGTTTTTTAATGTGGACTCCGAAGAAGGTTCTGCTTATTCTAATTTTAACCAGGCTTTAGTATTTGGTTATTTTAATGTTAGACAAGGAGGATTTGTGGAACTTTATGCAAAGGAGTATGCTCTTTCACTTTCTTTTGATGAAGTTGGAACAATAAACTCAGACCTTGGAGGTATGCCGTTTTATACCATATTATCCTTAGCTATGCCTGTAGGTTCGTTAGCTTTCAATAATAAGAATTATTTATTCTGCCTTAAGGTAAATAGGTATCAATTAAAAACAACAATACCTATTGCATTTAGTTATACATGGTGTTCAAATTGTTGGGATACTCCAGATGGTGACTCTGTAGAGTGGCAAATAGTTGAAACATTAGGATCTGATGACTTAGATAGGTATGAGGATTGGTATCTAATTGACTCTGATGGACAAGTAAATACTTGGTCGTCTTTAATCGGAAGCTATAGTTCTAGTGTTCTTTGGAGTGGAGTTTTGGGTAGTCATTTTAGTGCGTTTTACTTATACTCTTCGGCGGCAATATCCTGTGTCATATATGACCCAGATGCCGACCCTCACTATGTATCAGTTGGTGAGTATGGGAGTGAAAGTGAGTTTGGTTATTATAGTTTACCTAATGCTACTTTTCCTACTACAGCTACTCTAAATGTGGATGAGTTAAATTGGAATATCAGCTCTACAGGAGTTGAAGCCGTTCAAATGAAATTTACTGTTCTAGGAGAGCCTCAGTTTTACTCGTGGCTAACACCTATCCATCGAACACTAACTAGCCAATCCAATTATAAACTTATTACTCATATCAAAAATGACTGAAAATCCTATTCAGCTTGGTCCTTGGACTAAAGGCCAAGATACATTCCATAGTCCACGCCATTCAATATTTCTTCCTAATGATAATGGGTCTAGGGTAGTCTCTGCTATTAATGTAGATTGGCGCAGTTCAGGGTGGCCTACTGTTAGGTCAGGATTAACGGAGCGATTAGTAGCCGCCGATGGGTTAACTGTCTTCTCAGGATTAGGATTGCTATTAGTTCAAGATGGTGGTACAATATATAGCATAAATACTACTACTTGGGCTACTACTAGTTTGGTTACTGGATTAGATGATACTACACGAGTAGAATTTTTAGTACATGGCAATCGCTGCCTATGGAGTAATGGTATTGTTAAAGGTCAAATCTATAGCAATGATACTGTTGGCCCATGGGGTTTAAACACGCCTCCAGTTGCATCTTTAACTGCTATAGGGTCCAGCGGATTTTCTGTAGGTAAGTATTTAGTAGCAGTTACCCTTATTGATGCCAAAGGGGTTGAACACTCTGCTAATAAATCAGCCTCAATTACCCTAAGCTCAGAACAAAGCATCCAAGTCGGACTATCTTCTTACGACTCTAACGCGGTATACGGGAAGATTTATATCTCAGACACAAATGGGGAAGAGTTATATTATAAGAGTACACATGCAGTAGGAGCTTTTCCAGTGACATTAACTGGCATTAGCGACTCCTATGAGCCATTGCGCACTCAGAGTTTAAGTCCTCCTCTTCCATCTACATGCCTATTCTCCTACCGCGGATCAGTCATGGTTGGGGTTGAAAATGTAGTATTTCCAAGCCTTGGCGAATTTCATCATCTATTTGAACTAGACGAAGCCCATGTTTATTTTCCTGACACTGTCCTGTCAGGTATTGGTCTTGATAATGGTTTTTGGGTAATTAGTGCTAATGCAGCTTATTGGACTACTGGACAAGTCCCGCAAGAGTATAACACTACTCTAGTGGATACCAATAGGAAATACGCCAAGGGCAGTATTACACTGCCAGGAACTCTTTTTCCTACTCTAGGCACTTCTTCAAGTCTAGCGATCTTTATGAGTGAAAATGGTCCTATGGTAGGGTTAGAAGATGGCTCTATCTTTCCTCTCCTCCCCGATCAACTTCGTCTAGATGTAGAAGACAAATATACCTCCTTTGCATATATACGAACGACGGTAGATGAGGAAGAGGTAAATCAACTTGTTTGGTGTTTATCATGAGAATCGATAAGAGTGAGTCATTTGTTTGTAGAGGTGAGATGGAGCTTAGTGGAGCTACACTTACTTTGAAGGATAGTCAGCTTTCTAGAAACTGGCTAGAACAGCAGGATTTGGTAGAGGTTGGGATTCCCCTAAGTAGCTGCAAAGTGTGGGATGACTTATCTAGTAATCTTCCTGGAACTGCCGCCGCTGATGACCTTGCTATTGTTGAAGGAATCTTCGGAACTGATGCACCTACTATCCAAAGTGATAACCAAGGTTCCAATGGTACTCCAACTGCAGCGTATGCTCGGTTTATGGTGCCTATTTACAATGACTATGTGCTAGGAGAGTCAATACAATTAAGTTTTCGGGCAGGAATGGTAACTGCTGTGTCCGATACTACGGCTACTCTTGACTTAGTTGTTTATGTCAATGATGGAGATGGGGCAGTTGGAACTGATATATGTGCTACGAGTGCTCAGTCGATCAACTCCTTAACCAAAGCTGAGTATGACTTTACTATTACTCCTACTTCTCTGGCCTATGGAGATATCCTAGATTGTCGAGTTGCAATTACCATAGAGGACGCGACTACCGGAACAGTAATAGGAGAGATTAGTAAAATCTCTCTCCTTCGAGATATTAGAGGGTAATTTCAATGGGCCTTTGTGGCACAGGCATTTACGCTAATGATGTTCTCTGTGAGGTTATTGATAACCTTGATAACCTTATTGCAACTGCTGAAGCGGCAAAAGCGGATGCAGAGGACGCTATTACTGATCTAAAAAGCTATACTGAAACAGTTATTCCTGGATTAGCTGATATAAACTATGCTGCTAATACATCGGGAGTTAACAAGACATATGTAGCTCCCTCCACACCCAGCGAGCCTGATTATAGTAGTGATAAGCCTACTAGTCCAACTATTCCTAGCTCTTCTACTCCTCTAATTTCATCATCTACTATTGATGATCGGTGGAATGATGCTGCGTCGAAGTTATCCAGAGTTGCAACTAAGCGTGAACGGGATGCAGTTTATCGTGCATCTTCTATGGGGCTTGGTATGGCTAGCTCTGCTTTGACTATTGCTCTTCGTCGAGCAGAGGAAGAAGCAAACAAAGAAGCAGCAAATAAAGCCCTCACAGCTAATATACAATATGCAGACTGGCTTCGTGAAGATGCTAAGTTTGTCCATGATCTTGCACAGAAGGGCTATGCTAATGATATTCAGTCTGAACAAGCAAGACGCGGTGCAGAGACGCAACGACTAAATGCTTTAGTTGCTGAGATGCAGGCACAAATTGCATCTGAGGGTGAGCGGCGTGGGTGGAGTCAAATGCAAATTAATGATCTTCTAGAGCAAGCTGATAAAGCAACTGGGTATGCTTTAGAAAAAGCTAAGATTCTGGCTGATTTGACTAAGGATACTAATGAAGCGGTAGCACAACTTACTACCGGGTTGGCACAGGCTATTTATGCCGCGGCTAATTTTAATCTGACTGGTTCTGGTAATCAGTCTGTTAATGAAAGTATTTCTAGCTAATGGCTGTTTATAAAATCAGTACTTCGACTCTTGGGCTTAGTCAAGCCCAAGATAACAGGTGGAATAGTGTGGTTGGAGTAACGGAACACGATGGAGATTTATTTGTAGTCTCCAACGGTTATGGCCTATTCGAAGTATCTGGCAATACAGATCATGGATCAGCTATAGTTGGGTATATTACTACTGGAGAGTTATCTCTAGCTGGCCCGCAATCCTTTAATTGCCCTAAAGCAACTCTCATTGCAAGCGGCACAGGATCATTACAAGTAGCTAGATATACTAAAGAACAGGGGTCTGCTAAGACTCCTAATGCTTATTCTGTTACTCTGACATCTGAACAAGATGAGCATGAAGTTCTTTTGGAGACTCGCCAACATGCTCGCACATATCAATTTAAAATCACGATGACTGGTAGTGGGAATTCATTGGATTCTTTTGGAGTCTATGTAAACCCTGTTCGTCCTCGTAGAGGGTGAGATTATGGCAGGTATATTTATTCCTTTAGCAAAGACACTTAGACAACTTTCAAAAATAGGTACGGCTAGGCAGGCCGGACAAGCTCTTAGAAAAGATATTGGTACCTTAGCCGATGTTGCAGTAAGAGGTTATAAGTCTGTAGCTAGTCCGATAGGAGAATTTGTAGGAGGCTTGAGAGGCTTGAGTGGTACTGCTGGTATTCCTCAGCAACCATCTGTAATACCCGCTCAACCCGCTCACCCACGTCCAAGTATAGCACCTACATCTAACAGTCTTACTGACCAAGCTAATTATGAACAGCAATTAATGCGAGTAGGTGGTGGAAGTATAGCTCAGCCTACTGGCCAATTAGGGTATGAAATGCCAACTGGAACCCTTACTGCTGCTAACTTAGGGAAACAGGTTCCTCAGGGTGTTAAGCCGATTGCAGATATATTTAGTCCTAGCAATGTCCAGAAGGCTAAGGAAAATGCTCCTAATAGTACAGGAATAAACTTTGGTGTTAGTCAAGATACAATGGGAGCATTACGTAAAAGTAATGATATTAGTAAAGCTAGGGCCTATTTAGCTTTACCAGAAAATCAACGCGGAAGGATGCCGGCAGACGTAGCTGCTACACTAGGACAAGAAGCTCCTAGCAGCACTACTAATTCAGGATCGCCTCTAGGATCTCAATGGCGTAACGAGACTGATGCTTGGAATGAGCAAGTTAGTAGAGGGTCTGATGCTTTTTTGGCTACTGCTAGGGCTAAGAATATCGCGGCAGGGTTTCCTAAACGTGAACGGGCTAGTGTTATGGAGGCTGTGCTTAGTGATATGCTGAATCAATCTCAGTCGAAACAAGCTCAGACGGCAGGTCCTAGTTTAAGAGATATAGCTGACCTTAAGAGGCTAGGGCTACAACAGGCAGAAGCGTCTCGTAAGTCTCAATTAGAACAGCTAGGTGAGCAACGGGCACAGAGGGGAGAAAATCGGGCACAGCAAGCATTAGATTTTAATTCCCAGCTTAAACTAATGCAGGAAAATCGGGCACAGCAAGAGAATCAACGTGCTCAGCAAGAGGCATTACAAGGCCAAGTAAGATCAGCGGTTCAAAGAATGCCTCAGTTGTCAGGAATGGAAGGTCTTCTTAGAGAGGAGTTATCTAAAGGTGTATCTCCTGATACTGTTAATGAAAGATTGTCTCAACTCAGGACCCAACCTAAAACACCTGAAGAGCAAGCATTAATTGACGCTATTGATAAGGGGCTTACTGATTCTGACCCACAAGTTCAACAACGTGCCTTAATGGCTCTGATGAAGCTCTATCGAAGTCAGTTTGGAGCTTGATGTGAATAAGCTAGCCCAATTCTTGGACGCAATGAACAAAAGAGATGCTAAAAGCAAGCTCCCCAGCGGAGGAAGTCAATTTTCTATGGAAGTTGCTCTTGGTCCAAGTGCTAGCGCTAAGAATCAGGCTATGATGCGACTTCAAAAAGTTCGTCCTATTAAAACTCTCCCCTTGTCAGAGTTGGTAAAAATCCATGGCTGATCAAAATTATCCAGTTGTTGCACGCCCATCTTATTTAGATAGCTTTGGTGGGACTGTTCCTGTAATCAAGGAAGAACCTGAATGGAAGAAAGGAATAGCATCATCTGTAGATGAGCTTCAAGCTTTGGGAGGCGGGATAGTTGGATTAGCTGGGCAAGCTGTTGGTTCGGAGGGGTTAAGAGATTGGGGACTGGATGTTTATAGACGTAACATGCAGGAAAGTACGCAGGGTTGGCAAGCTCCTAAAGTAGCTAATTTGGAGGATATTAAGATAGCTGATCCTGGTGGACTAAGTAGAGCTGTAGATTGGGCAGTTTATCAAGGCACTAAAGGGTTAGGCACTATTGCCACTGCTGCACTTGGTGGCGGCGTTGGTGGAATTGCCGGGAAAGTTCTTGTCAAGGGTGCTATTAAAAAAGTTGCTGCTAATGTCCTTAGTAAGGCTGCTGTTGGGCCAGTAGTTTCAGCGGCAATGAGAAAGTCTGCTAAAAAAGCAGCTACCGGAATAGCTAATAAAGCTATAGCTAGAGGGGCAACTGCTGGAGCTGTAGGTACTACTTTTGGTTTGGAAAGTGGTGGAGAATTCGGGAGTTTAACCTCAGAAGGTGTGTCTCCTGAAAAAGCTCTTGGACCTTCTATAGGTGTGGGGGCCCTAAATTCTGCCTTAGAAGTTGTTCCGCTATTTAAACTTGCTAAGGATGTCGGACTTTTGCCATGGGCTAAGAAGGCAGTTGTTAAGGTTGTTAAGGCTGATCCTAAAGGATTGGGGAAGAGAGTTAGGCAGCTTGCAACCAATGTAGTTTTAGGAGCAGGGAAGTATGGATCAATCGAGGGGGTTACTGAAGGGTTGCAAGAATTAGTAAGTATTGCTGGGGATAGAGTAGCCAAGAATAAAAAACTCTTTGATGATCTGTCTGCCGAAGATAGGAGTAGGATATTAAATGCTGCTGCGCCCGGAGTATTATCTGGGGGTATATTAGGTAGCATTGCTGGGCCTGTTAGTAAACATGGAGCTGCGCCTACGGCACAAGGAGGTATCACTCAACAGCCTACGGCATCTCCAATTAAACCTACAGCTCCAAGTACATCTACCCCTCCTACGGCATCTCCAATTAAACCTAACGCTCCAAGTACATCTACCCCTCCTACGGCATCTCCTATTGAAAGCCCCTCTGAGTCCAGTGTAGTAGGGCTAACTTCCCCACAGGCACGTCAGCAGCAAATCGACAAAACAATGCAGGATGCGGCGATTTCTAATATCATACCAAATCCTGATGCTGGTTTACAAGAAACAACCCCAACTGGAGAACAAATTAATGTCTTGCAAATGCAAAGAGCGCCGGGAGAAGTTAAAGAAGGAATACCAGAAATACAAGGAGCAATTACTCCAGAAGCTACGAGAGAGAAAGCAGCTCAGACGCCAGTAGTACCGTCTACCAGTGAGGTTATAAATGCCAGCCAAAACAGAGAAGCAACGCAAATTTATGGGAATGTGCTCAACCAAGAAAGGCCGCAAGAAAGCCAATTCCAAGTGCCCACCGATGAGAGTGGCCAAGGAGTTCTTACACGCGAAGATAGCACGCCTCCCAATATATTAGCTTTAGACCCTAAACTAGTAGCTGATCTTTGGCGTCGCCAAAATATGACACCTGCTACTTCATCCGCTAAATCAATAGGATCGGCCAGAGACTTTATCAAACACGAAGTGCTACCTATTGTTAATAAATTAGCTGAAGGGTGGACGTCTAAGGCTAAACTTACTGGCAATAAAGGGGTTTCAAGAGGGGATAGGTATCTTCGAGACTTAATTGATATGGGATATGCAAGGGAATTGCGAGACTCTAGGGGAAATTTATTTTATGGAAAGGCTGATATTATTCCTCCTGCTAATTTAGTTAGCGATGCAAAATTTGGTTCTAAGGGGGGATATGATATAGAATATGCTGATATAGCACCTTTGTCTCCTAGAGATAGGCCTAAGAATAGAGGACGTGGGCATCTATTGGATAGTCCAGCTGTTGGCGAATCTGCAAAGCCAGTTAGTCTAATCGATTTTATTTCAGCTTCAGATAAATTAATAGGACAAGGTATTACTCAACGGGCTATTGATGCAGGGGCTTTAAGAGTTAATCAAGTATCTGCTGAAGGATCCCCAGCAGGATTTTTTAATAAGGCTACTGGAGTAATGGAGATTAACCTGGATAGGATTCCAAAAGGACAATCTCCTGAAAGTGTGCTCCTTCATGAGGGCCGACATGCTGGACTTCACTTAGTCTTAGGGGATACTCTACCATCTTTTCATCAAGATTTAATAAACCTAGCTAATAATGGGAGCCAAACTGCACTTCAGGGATTAAGGAATTCTACTCAAGCCTTAGCTAACTCTTTAGGGATTGAGAGTAAAATTATGGATACAGAATTATCCCCTGCAGAGTGGCAACAGGAGTATACTAGGGTACGTGAAGAGGTTTCTAAAATAGATCCTACACTTCTGGCTGAAGAAGACCTTGCACATTTTATTCAAGCAGCTGCGAATAAGAGAATTCCAGAAGCAGGGTTTTTTAGACAATTAATTAATGCCATTAAGACTTGGTGGGCACAGACTCAAGTCGGGCAAGCCTTTGCCCGAGCTGGAATTAGACCTACTTTGTCTGATTCAATGGCATTGGAGTTTGCAAAGGCTTCTATTAAGAGAGCTACGGAGCAAGCAGAGAGAGTTGGGCAGGCTGTTCAGAGAGAAACAAGAATTATCGAGGATGTTCCGTCGGCGGCACGAGTTGCAGTATTAGATTCACGATATGCGATGGCTACTCGGACTGGTCAATCTGCTGATATTACTATTGGAGCAACACCGCGTCAGATTGAGGGCCTTCTTAATAGAGAGAGAGCTAAAGCTACAAGAGAAGGGCAACCTTTCTTTGAAGGAGTACGGATTTTAAAAGACCCTAGAGATGGGACTATTTATGCTTGGCCTGCTGATGCGAATTTACTCCATAAGGATGTCGCATTGGAAATGGGGATTGATACAGGATTGTATAATATTGTCCCAGTTAGTGGGCAGGTAGTTGAGCCTGGTCAGATTAGGGAAGTCATTGACGAGATGCCTGTAAGTCTAGAAGGACTAAAAAAGGAATTTTCATTTGACACTATCGCCCCTAGAGTAGAGGCAGAGCCACTGACATTGGAAGATCTAGGGATTGGAGATAAGCCTCTTACGATAGAGCAACAAAGAGGTTTAGCTAATGAACTTCTCTACTCAGACCAATTTGCCGATCAAGTGCAGCAGATTAAAAGTAAATTTTATACATCTCCCGTGTCGGAATATGTAGAAAAGTATTCTCAACCTGGACTGTTTAATAAGTGGTTTGCTGGAGTAGTCGACCAGTTTCACTATGTTAAAGGGAAGAGTCCTAGGCTTTATACTGCTTTTGATGAATGGGCGGCTAAGCAAGGAGCAGCACAGAGTGTAGTTAAAAGAGAGTATATGGAGCCACTTCGCCATTTGGTGTCAAAGATCAAGATTGATCCAGCGGATGCTCAGCTTATAAAGGATCAACAGGCAGCACAGCATATGTTGTTGGGTGACCAACTTGCTACGCGAGTTGCTGAACCTAGGGCAGCAGATGTTGTAGGGCACCAGTTAGCAGCAAGGCATGTGGTGTTGGATGATGTGAATGGCCAACTTGCTCTACGAGCTGCTCCTGAGTTCCTGAAGACTTTAAGAGGTGATTTAGATCCAAACACAATTGCATTATTGGATAAGGCTATTGAAGGTGTAACTGGTGGGTCGAAATTTATTAGCAAATTAACTGATTTAGATGCTGCAATATTATTAAAGAGGTTTTTGCCATCTGAGTCTGATCCTAGTCATCCAATTGGTTCTAAGTGGGCTATATTTAAGCGTCGGGCTAGCGGGTATTCTACTGCAGTAATTGGTTCTGAGGAATATCTTCAGGATAAAGCTGATGGATTTATGAATGCCATGGAGTTATATAATCAACGTGTTATTAATAATCCTGAGTTTGAACAAATAGAAGAATTAGTGGATACGCTAGGGCGGTATACTCTTCAAACATTAAGGGAAGGTGGATTACTTACTGATACCGCGATAGCCAAACTTGAATCAGCATATTCCCATTATGTGCCTCTTCGTAGGGAGTTATATGATTATGATGAAGAAGTGAGGAAAATCTTTGATACTCCCAATAAGAGCATCGGGAAGTTGTATGGAAGGGAGGGTAGTGCAGAACTACCTAATGCAGTACACGTAATACAAAATGTTCTCGCCCAAGCATATACAGCTAGTGCTACTGCGGCTCGAAATCAGATGATGAACCAGTTTGCAGATGAGTTGTATGAAGATAGCGATAAAAAGCTTTGGGGAGATTGGTTCAAAATCAACGACAAATCTTTAAATAACGGCTCTATGGGGTTTGTTAGAAAAGGAAAGTCATTATATGTAGTGCCCCAGGCCGGTAATCTTCGAGCAGCAGGTATTGCTAGGGCGATTAAAAAATTAGATGCCCATGAGTTAGTAGGTCCTACTAAGCTCATGCGAGCGGTAAACAGCTGGATCCGGTGGGTTAATGTGGCTGCATCTCCATATTTTATGCTGACTAACATTCCTAGAGATGCCGGAACAGCGTTGTATAATCTTCAGGCTACTGAGGCTAAGGATCATTGGAAAGAAGTTTTTGGTAATTATAAGAATGCTGCCAAAGCATTAGGAACTGTGGTTATTAAGGGAGTACGAGATAAGGCCAATGCTACCCCTAAACAGGTTGCTCAGATAGAAATGGTAGAGCGATTTGAGAAAGCCGGAGGGTCAGCATCATTTGTTGAGTCACTTAGGTCTATGGATGGCTCTTGGAAGAGCTTCGAAGCCCAAGTAGGCCGTCGGCGTGGTAAGTTAGGTGCAGTAGTTGAGTGGGGCACGAAGAATTTAGATGCAATTGAGAACCTAAACATTGCTGTTGAAAATGTAATGCGGTTAGCTACATTTGATACACTAGTTAAAAATGGTATCTCAGATCAACGGGCGGCACAGATATCAAGAGATTTGACGACTAACTTCACTCGTAGAGGGTATCACACTAATGCAATTAATACATGGTGGCTGTTTTTTAATGCTACTGTGCAAGGCAACTGGCAAGTAGTGCAGAATATTATGCAAGGAGTAGGGAAAAAGAAACTACAGGCAGCTATTGGGGGTACGATTGCGTTTTCGTTCTTGATAGATCAATTAGGACAAGCCTTGAGCGATGATAGTGACGAAGACGGGATTTCAGATTGGAATTCACGATCATCTTATCAGAAAGAGAAAGTAATCAGTATTCCTTTCAAAATTGGGGATACATATCCTAGTATCCCCGCACCTTGGGGATATAATGCTTTTTGGAGATTAGGTAGCCTTTTAAGTGAAGTTTTTAGTGGAATCACTAAGCCTCAAGACGCTGCCTTAGATAGTATTGGGTTAATGTTTAATACAATGAATCCTATCCAGAGTGGCTCGGCAGCACAAGCTGTGTCTCCTACCGCATTTGACCCAATCATGCAAATCATTGAAAACAAGAATTTCGTTGGGAATCCTCTTGGGCCTGAAGGATATCCTGGAGCGTCTAAGCGGCCAGATGCTTATTTGGCATGGAGGAAAACACCAGAAGGATATAAATCCTTAGCGAAGTTCATGAATGAGGTTACTGGTGGGAATGCGGTAGAGAGCGGAGCAATAGATCTCCGACCATCTACTTATGAGGTACTAGCAAATACTATGCTAGGTAGCTTAGGGAGATTTGTTGAGGATGCAGTGAACTCTGGGTGGACTGGGACTTTCGGAAAAGATCCTTTTAAGGTAACTGATATCCCTGTCCTGAAGCCTTTTACTGCTACTCCTACTAGTGCATTGGCGGTATCGTTGTACAATGACAGGGTTTCTAAGATACTTGTCGCCGATAAGTTAGTGAAAACCCTTTCTAGCGGACCGGATAAGAATTTAGTAGAGCTTCGTAAGGTCCAATCTGACCGTGCATCTCTACTTCGTATGGTTCCTAATGCTAAGGATGTTGAAAGGCAAATCAAGGATCTTCGTAAGAGCCTTAGACTTGCTGAATCACGAGGCGACTCAAGAACTGAAAAGAGGTTGCAGGATCGTATCTTGCAACTACAACAGAGATTCAACCAAAGTTATGCACGGCGGGTTGGCAACTGACCAGTGCTTGAGTAGGAGATTGTAAGTGATTTACAATCTCCTAAAGGGATCTCTTTAGATGAGATAGGCTAGCAAATGAGTTGGAAGTGGGAAGTGGGAAGTTTCGGCCCGGATAATACCGGGCCGATTTTTGTCTAGGGTAGTTTAATCTGTTTGTGCCCCGATTTCTGCCGATCAGGTGGTGTTGTCAATGCCCTTTCTTTGTCCCACCCGTGGGATAGTCTCCAATAATAGGTTGAACGCGGTAGGTTACGCTCTTTTAATTGTTTTGTAATCACTTTTTCCTCTGGTATTTGTTATACAACCCCATTAACTCTGGCAGAGTTTTGCTTAGCTCCGCATGAATAGCATTAGCATACTGTTGTGCTTCCCATTGAGCATGAGAATGTTGACGTAGGGAGAGGAAGTGCATTAGATTATGCAAATCTTGCTTCCAAAGCCAGTGGGTGTAGTGGTTTACATGTAGAAATAAGCGAGCTAATTCTGGGGCGATACCTCTTTTAATCGCTGATTCATATAATGTATACCCTTCCGCGCATTTTCTATTTAGCTCTGCACAGAACCAGTTGGACTCTAGATGCTGAGTTGTAGACCGCCCTTGTTTATTCGAGGAACTCTTAGTAGTTACATCGGTTAGTTTAGGTATATACCACTCTTCGGTTAGCATAGTATATCGAGCACTAACCTCATTAATGCTTGCTGTACGATGACGAACAAACTGTCGTGCCACAAAAATCGGCATCTTCATCTCTATCCATACTTCAATCATTTCGATTGGAGTAGTGTGACCATTCTTTATTAGGTATTCTGCTAGTTTTATATCTTCTTCTCGGGTGCGGCCAGAATCCATTTGGTGGAAGGACATCCTTGCTGAGTTGGCTGGATCAGTGTCATCTGCATCGAACGTAGCAGATACCCTTCTAGTTGGGCCACTGATGTTTCGGATTTTTATAAATCCATGGTCTAAAACCTTGATTTTGTTCATTCATCAAACTCCTTAAAAAGCATGTCTCGTTTTTGACCCCTCTTGGGTGATAAGACACTTCTCTTTTTAACCTTACGGGTCTTAAATGTGTACTTCCTCTTAGCGTGTTTATCTTTGTGGTACTCCTTTGACTTACTCACAACTTCTTTCTCCGGTTTCTGGGTCATAGGTACAAGCAGCGTTTGGCTCGTCAGAGCTAGTTAATACTGCTCCTCGTTCAGAATTAATTCGATATGTAGTACACCCTTTGCAACCCCCTTTCCAGGCACGTAAGTAGATGTTTTTAAAGTCCTCCCAAGATGTTGTCTCAGGAACATTTAAAGTTTTTGACACTGCTGAGTCTACGTATTTTTGGGCAGTGATTAGTACATTTAGGTGCTCGTCTAAGGATACATCGGACGTGCGCTTACCTTTTACACCCAGCTCTCGCATACCATAATCAGTGATCTGATCTATACGCGGGCCATCAAAAGTAATGGTAGTTCTATCCATAGAGTATGAAAATACTGGTTCAATGCCAGAGGAAACATTATTAGCAGTTAAGCTGATGGTTCCAGTAGGAGCAATACTTGTCAGATGAGAGTTTCGTATTCCGTCTCTAACTATGAGATTGGTGTCACTTTCCATAAGTTTATGGACAAATCCGTTTTGCCCATACAATTCTTTGTTGAATACAGGAAAAGCACCTTTTTCGTAGGCTAAAAGTACAGATGCTCTATATGCTTCGGATGCTAATTTATATAGTATTTTTTCCTGCATCTGTGTAAAAGCAGGTGTACCGTAAGGATAGCCGCATGCTTCAACAGCGTTGGCTAGGCCAGTAATTCCCAGTCCCATCCGCCTCTTTGCTTTAGCTTCTATTTCTTGTTCTCTTAGGGGATATCGAGCTAAGTCGATTACATTGTCCATTGCTCGCACTACTACGGGAATATCTTCTGCTAGCTGGTCTAATTCGATATGGTAGCCATCTGTGCTTTTGATGAGGTATTTTACCAAGTTAAAGGAGCCTAGGAGGCATGCACCAAAAGGCGGTAAGGGTTGTTCACCACACTGACCAGTTAACACTCCAATACCTATTTGTAAAGTGTGAGTAGTTGGCACCGTGCAACAATAGACTTCTTCAGCTACTCCAATCTCAGAGAGTGCTACTACCTTTCCCATCTTCGGTTTTACATTGTACGTTACATGCTTATTCTTAAAAGATTGTAACCGCTCAAATTCTACTTGTCGTGATAGCTTTATAGAGTTGGCTTGTGAGATCGTTAATCTCCAACAATCTTGGGTTTCACAAGTTTCACCGGTAATATCTTGTTTTCCTCCTGATTTCATCAACCCAACTTTGGATAATATTCCAAATGTTTTTAACAGCGTTTGAATGTCGAGAAGCAATTTTTTACTTATTGATGATACTTGGTAGCCATAACAATTAACAGTATGGACTGTTGTTCCATCAGCATCGAAGTAGCCTGCAAGAAAGTCTAATTTGCTTTTTGCACTCCAAGAAAAGACCTCTGAGGGCAGACCATTCTGACGAGCAGCTAACCACGGAAGTAAATGATGTTTTCTAGGAGCAAGACCAGCTAAAGTCTCCCATTCAAGTCCTCCAATAAATTCTTGATTCCAAGATAGTGTAGTTACCACATTTGTTTTAACAATCCCAATAGAGAGTTCTTCTATTGAAGAAACTATTCTGTTCTTGCAAACTTCTTTGCCCTCATAAATGGCAAGCCAAGCTCGTCCTGGACGCGGTTCACTTCCGTCACCAAGAAAAAATCCTTTAGCATAGGCTCCCGGTTCTTCGTGAGTGCCGTGAGATTCGACTATAGAAAGTTTTAGTTTGCTTCCTATGGAGAGAGCCCTAGCTTCTACCTTTGACCCATCCTCAAGAATCATCTTGTGATATGGAGTTACTTTAAGTAGTGAGCCATCTTGAAGTTCTATGCTTATAAGCTTCTCATTTCTGCCCGTTACTCTGAAGTTATCTACTGTAGTCCAGCGTTCTCCATCCCATAGAGTTACTTCTTTTCCTACTAGCGATTTTATTAGAAATAAACCTTTATTGGTAGTTATTAGTGTATCAGGTGCAAAGCACGGGTTTGTTGCGGCGATAGACTCCAAATACCAAAGATTATTAGCATTGTTTATGGCATCGATGAAGAGTATCCCTGGCTCTGCCCAGTCCCAAGTAGAGCGCATAATCATTTCCCATAGAGCAGTAGCCTTTACTGTCTTATAAACTTCGTTGTTCCAGCGAAGATTAAAGTCGGAGCCAGACTCTACTGCCCTCATAAATTCATCTGTAACAGCTACAGAGACGTTAAATCCTGTTAGCTTGTGAGTGTTTTGTTTGGCAAAAACAAACTCTTCAATGTCTGGATGGTCTATGCGAAGCACTCCCATTTGAGCACCGCGTCTATGGCCCGAACTAGCTACACATAAACATATCGCATTAAAGATATCCATAAAGGATACTGGGCCAGATGACTGGGACTGGAGTTTTCTGACTAGTGCCCCTCTAGGGCGTAGTGTGCTGAAATCGTATCCTATTCCTCCTCCCATCCGCATAGTGGCGGCTGCTTCTGTAGCTCGCTGCATAATACTACCACTTCCTTCCACAAAAGAATCATCAATAGTTCCACTGACATAACAATTATAAGGAGTGATTGAACGAGTGCTGCCGACTGCCGATTGTATACGGCCGCCAGGAAGGAAACGCATATCTAAAAGGATATCTCTTAGGTTTTTCCAATGCGTATCGTCGTCTTTAAGGGCCGTGGCTATTCTATTCATTGCCTCCCGAAAGGATTCGTTGGGGGCACGATACTTTTGGGCGTGGATATATTGTGCATAGGGTAAAGTTGGTCCTGACATGTTTAGTTCTCCGACAAGTAATGAATAGATATGTGGGTTAAAAGTTCAATGTACGCTGCTGAATACAGATTCCAACGGTCACTAAATTCTTTTGTTGGTTTTAATGTTACAACCTTTGATACTTTTGATTGGACTAAAGTTGCCAGACACTGTGGACATGGAGGTACGGGATATGTATAGCATGTGTATCCTGTTAAGTCTCGTGCCGCGGTAAGGATTGCATTAAGTTCAGCGTGGATAGTTAATGGGAGTTTAATCTCGCGAGAGGATAAGTATTCTTGACGGTCAGGAACAGAAGCTGGGAAACCATTATACCCAGGAATTAGGACTCGTCTGTTGGGGGATACTAGGAGTGCTCCTACTTTTGTTGATGGATCTTTAGACCATGTTGAGATTTCTTTGGCTACAGCCAGAAAGCGATGATGCCATTTATCAGCAGAAGTCATGTCTTTCTCACTAAATATGTACGTGGTCGCTTCTCAATGGGTGGGTCAAAACTAGTATCTTTCTCAATTTCCAATAGGCCTCCTTTTAGACAATCTATAATTAGTCTATCTACCTCTACTATGTTTCGCGTCCGAGCTAATTCTCTTGTAAGATCGCGATGTTTTATCTTTTTCTTATTAGCTAAGAAGGAATCTATTTGTTCGAAGACTTCTATATAGCCTCTAGAAGAGATTACGTTTTCAAATAAGCGTGGAAGCTCTTTTTCGTAACCGGTCAAGAAGTCATAGGCTCTATCCAGATGCCGCATTTCAACAATCTTGTTGCTCCGCTCAGAGGCGGCGCAGATCATACAAAGTTTTTGCAGATGCAAAGGGCGACGGCCATTGTAGTTTTTCCATTTTCTACCTTTAACCCAATCGGGGCGATCCAATGCAAACTCGTTTAGATATCTTTTAACTTCTCTAGTCGGCTCGAACGGGCCGGTTATAAGGCTTACGTCGTGTAGGTCTACTACTAGCTTTTGGTAAATAGCAGATACGTCTCGTGGTTCATCTGTAAATAATACTCCTCTAGTTTCATGAAAGCATTGAATAAACATTATCCTAGAGGTGAGTCCCATCCCGAAGGACTTTTCTGGCAGAACATCGAACAAAGTGTCTGGTTGGTTGCCCAGTAGTAGGCATGCGTGGGGGTTGTTTATTTTTATATCTCTACCTCTTATAGTATCACGTAGAATAGGATTACAATTGTATAGCTCATTCCATACCCCTACAAGTAGAGGATTATAGTCTACCATAGTGGTAGAGAGTTCGGGAATATGGAAGGTTACTGAGTTAAATACGTGAGGTTTTCTGTTGTAGGTAAAGTTTTGGGTTGCATTCCCCTCGGGACCTAACATATCATAGATACCTTTAGGAGATATTGACTGAGCACCAAGGGTGATTATTCTACGGGGTTCTGCTAGTTTTTGAGCTTCGATTAGGAGGTTTGTTCCAAACCCTATTGAGACATCTTTTCCTGATGCCGGCTCTCCAACCAGTAGTATGTAAAGATTGGGATATGCTGGAGGAAGCCCTACATCATTTGGCATCCAACACCGGCGGGCTAATAGGGAAGAGATTACTGATATGATTGTCCAAAGCTTGAAGTTGTCAGGAGCTAGAAGGCCAGACATTAAGTCTAGTGCTGTGTCGATAATGTCATTGGTTTCACGGGGCATTTTAATTACTTTCTTCAGACAAGTGATAGCATTGATAAGACTGAATTTGTATTAGGAATCCTAATCCTAGATTCTTTCTCTGGCCACTTGGTAAGTCCGTTAGGGTTATTTTCATTTGCGTGCCCTAGATTCCACCCTATTTGTGCTTCTACTGGGACATACCAATCTCGCTGAGAGCCATTAGGAGCGGTGAGAGTATAATGCTGTTCCATTATAGTTCTTAGTTTTGGGAGAACTGTTTCCTGATCTGTCTCCAAGAATCGTACTCCTATCTCATCGTGTTTTTGGAGGAACAAGGTTGCAGGGATAGTTTTTTTAAGGATTGATTTGTGGAGTTGGATCAAGGCCGAGTTAGTGTAGTCGGCGGCAGGGGATTGACCGTCGTGAGCGATTGCTTCTCGGATAGTAGCATCTTCTGATGGTCGTCCTAGAAATCTTCGTACTCGCCCGAAGATAGTAGAGAATTCTTGATGGACTTGGACTTGTTCTATAATCCAGTTGTGCCATTGACGAATTTCAGGGAATACTGAGAAGTATACATCTTGATAGTGTTGGACGAGACCAAGGTCGATATGGGACTGTTTAGACATGTTAGGGGGCTTGCCCCAGTAATTACTATTTCCACTTATCCAAATTTTGCCGTTGCGGCGTGTGTAGAAAGCCTGGGTTGGCACTGTTGGGCAATAGATTTGTCGGGTCTCATAATGAACATCATCTACAGTAAAACTGCTTCTAGAAGCTAGTGATCTATTGTTTACTTGTAAACAATAAACAGCAGAACCAAAGCCGCTTATTCTAGGTTTCTGAATGTTTCCTCCATGACCTAGTAACCTATTAAAAGTTTGCCACTTATTTAACCAATCTAACTTGACAGAAGAAAGTGTTGTGTATGCTTTGGCTTGATGTCCATCCCAGTATTTTAACTCATCCATGTAAGCCGACAATGACTTTTTATCCCAAGTGAGCATACTCCAATCTGGTTCATGTATTTTTGGGACCCACTTGAGGACTACTTTTGTTGGATCGGCCCTTGGAGCTTCTTCAATTCCTACCTCAGCAGCAAGTTCGTAAATTCTTTTTATCTTTCTCTCTTTGTAAAAATGGAACTCTGTTTGATTGTAACCCGGCCAGTGGCCATCACAATGATAAGCTGCAAGTAATCTAGCCAAAGGCTCATGATGTAGTCCACCTCTATAAGGAAAATTTAGAGGTATTTTGGCAGATTTTGGAATCTCTAGTGCTGGCTTGATTTTGATACCACTTGAGTCTATTTCATAATATACCCTATGGTCACCTGTCATTAGCGCAGATATACTTTGTCCTTCCCAATGGACAAATTTTCCACAATACAATTTGTCTATCCAATTAGATACCCTAACGAAGGTGCCATCTGATTGCATGATTACTTGGGGCTTATTACAAATAGGCTCCCATCCAGTAGGTGTTAACACTTCATGATCTTCAGTTAGACAACCGTGCCCGAGAGTTTTACTACAATCTCTCCTACTTTTTCCTCGGTATGCCTCCTGGTTTGCAAGCTTTTTAGCAGCTACGATCATGTCCTTCGGAAATGGGCCATGTTTAATTGTCCATTCTACTGTGAAATCCTCGGGCCATGGAAGACTTTCCCATACCATAGAGCAGGCAAGAGAATGGAGATCGCCGCACGAAGATGCGGCAAGATACCTTACTGCTCCGAATTGTAGAAAACATCGTGCCGCCACCATCCTAGACTCTATCTGTTCATAGTCGGGAGTCGCCATCTTCCAGCCAGGTGGACAAGTAAAGATCACTCTTAGTTTGGGTGTGACGTTTTGTGCATTCCATCCTAGTCCCCCAAAATTAGACTTCTTCGAACTTAACCTCCCTGTTTCCGTTACCGCTCCGAATGAGGAGTAGAACTTACCTTTTTCTAGTTTGCAGTTTAGGAATTGAAGAGTCTTAGTTAGGTCTGCATGGTGCATACAAAGGTTAAGGAATGGGAGTGCCCAGTAAGCGGCGGTTGATTGATCGTTGCTAGCACGCTTCGCTAGTTTTTCTAAACAGTCCCTATCTGTTCCAGGAGTATATTCTCCGTTAGTTGATCGCGTTTTTATCTCAACTAACCCCTTAGTCCTACCCCATGGAGGGGGATTGTTAGGGTATGAAATTCGACTTACCTCATTAGTGTCTACTCCAAAAAAGTGGTAGAAGAGTCGGGTTTTTTGTTGGGAAGATGTGGGGTTAAATGGTTTGTCGAATTCTTTGATGGCTTTTTGGAATTGCTTTGTAGCTCCTTCGCTTGAAAGGATCTTCCAATTGCGTCGCGTTGAGATAGGGAGAGCCAGCCATTCAGTCCATGAAGAGGGGATAGCTTCTATGTCTTCATAGACCACTGAAGCATAACTAGCTCTAGCAATAGTCTTATAATAATCATAATATCCTATCGCCTCCGCAAGTTGGTGGATATAATTTCCTATTTTAGCCTGTTCTTGCTCATGTTCAGAGATTAGTTCTTGCCGTTTGAAGGTATCTACATGGATGCTGTTAAAGGCCATTTCGATAAGGGGAGATTGAAGGTCCATCTCAAAGTTGTAAGTGCAGAGGTGGGCAGAAGACATTTCTGCAAGGATTGCTGATCTAATCTCGAATAGTGTAAGAACATCCATACCATTGTATAGGGCGAGTTGTCCCATGCGGTCTTTTGGGAGGGGGGAAGAAGTTTTTATTATACGCACGCTATGTATACTCCACCTTCTTAACGCCCCATGCTTTAATTGCTAGCAAGCAGCCTTGGCATGGTTTGGCACATACAGGTTCGCCGTTGGCGTTGAAGCGTTCTATTACTATTTTATGTACTGGTTCGGGGCTTGCTAGGAGAGCTGCTAGTTCGGCATGTAGGTATTGCCGTGCCGGTTGGCCTGCTAGTGTTGCAAAATGTTTTTGAAGTGGGTGGGTTTTAGTATAGCTGTTGGCTCTGGATGCTAGAAGCCGCCCTCGTCGGGAGTAAGTGTGGGCGGTAACTATTGGTTTGTTTTTAGACAACGTTTAGTGTCCTCTCATACTCTTAACCTGCCAATCAGGACGCCATACTCCAGCGATTAGAATAAATAGTTCTCCACAATGCTCACACCAAGATTTATCTCCTTCTTTTGGAGACTCATATTCATGACCAATTGACTTTAGGCAGCAGTGCCATACTCCAGCAGCGATTACTGGATATTGAGTGTGTATTGATTTAGCCAAGACCTTTCTCCTCAGTCATTGTCTTTCACCGTATCTTTGCGTATACCTTTCCAGGACCGTTCATCTAAAAACGCTGCACCTAAGTCGTACAACTTCTTGCTGAATTCCGGCATCCAAGCATGTGCCATAGTCATAGTGTCGTCTTGGATATTTCGTACTACTATGCCCAGTTCTCGGGCAAGCCAAAAGGTATCGTATTGAATACAGTTTTGGCCTAGCTTGGGGATATCGGATTCGCAAACATACTTTACAAACTTCCATGCTTCTGTTTCTGTTTTAGCATCTGGCCACCATTGTTCATAAACTTTTTGCTTACCTTTGTAAGTCTCAATACAAAATGGGATATGAAGGGCGTGTGTAGGGTCAGATGCAAAACCGACTTCGGAGATTTGCTGCTGGCGTAGAGTTTCTATATCAAAGCTAAGCATCTCTGCATGTTGGCCATAGGTCCTCCACCAGAGCCAGAGATCATCTATAGTCGGTTCAGTCCAGATCTCTCGTTCAACTAATTTAACCTCATGGAGTAAAGATTCCTTCTTTGCTTTTACTAAGTCTAGGAGTGTCGTAATTCGTAAGTTCCATTTACGGAGTACCGCGGCAGGGTGATAGGTTGGGAGGACTTTTCCAAAAGGAGTTTCATGGATAAACCCTCTGACTTTATTAATGGATGATCCTAACTTTAATGCCCATACTGCTGTAGCTCCTAACGCAACTATTACATTAGGCTGTAGGTCTTGCAAAGATGTATAGAGAGTATGTATATGGTGTGCTTTGGAACTTAGAACATACTTAATAGAAGAGCCAAACTTCCTAGAAGGAAGCGAATAATCTACGTCATCGTGACGACCACCGTAGAATACTTCTACATTGTTTTCTTCCGGACGCTCATTGAATACGTTAAGTAGAGGGTATGGAAAGCTCTCCCAATTAAGCACCATTGTGTTTGCGGAGATGCTGTTATAGGAAAGGCGTTGGCAGGGGTATCCAGCCTCTGCTAACATTCGCATTAGCTCTTGTCCTGCAGGTCCGACAAATGGGTGTTGGTGCAGGGATTCATGTTCTCCCCACGCTTCGCCAACGAATACTATGTCAGTCATTTGTTAATCTTATACGCATCTATTAGGGCTTTCCATCTATTGTAGGTTTGTTCTCTTTTAGCGGCTAACAGGGCCGCTGTAGATGCCCTACCGGGACTAACGTCTGCCCAATACGCAGCTATTTCCTTCCCCGTTCTCCGTCGTTCGAATTGTTTATATGCTTCAAATTCCTCAAATGAAGAAAAGATTGCGTTGTATGGTCCAATTGTTGGTGGAGTTGGGTGGAATTGCAAAGTATAGGTAGTCATGTTATATCTTCTTTAGCCCTTATGCCAAGAAACACAGGATGACGTGGAGCATCTTTGGAGCCATGTAAAAGATGCTTGTATTTTACAACCTTACCTAGCATAGTGGAACGAGTCATCCAATAGTTTATTCGCTCTTCATCTGTATAGCCTGTTCCTATTTTAAATTGTACTCCGTCTGAAGTTATGCAAATGAATGCTCCTAACTTTCCACTGGGACTTTTATTAGCCTGATGGCTACTGCGTTTTGTGTAACCTAGCTCATTAGCTTCAGCCTCATTGAGGTTGTGAAGAAGCTCTTCAGCACCTATTATGGTAGCTTCGGAGTCTAAGAAGTTTTTAATCTTGAGAAGCCACCCTTGTTTGACAGTAGAGCGGCCGAACTTGTATAAGCCAAGTGGAGCTCGTACTATAGCTCCTTCTGCTCCAGCGGACAAAAGCCTATCTAGCCTAGCATCTAGTTGCACTTGGTTTTCTATTAGATATTGTGGGAGAGTCGTAATACAGACATTATCTCCTAAGATAGGGAAGCCTAGTCCAGATATAATTTTTAACCTATCTCTGAAGCAGTATGTAGTATTAAAAGCATCAAAGATTTCATAGTTAAATGCTGGATCTCCATCTCTACTCATTATCGCAGATGAGGTTTCGTTAAAACGATTAGAGGCAGTAAGTTCTCCATCACAGCCGATTAGACTTGGTTGGTCTAAGGTGGATTGAATGTAGTAGTTTGGAATTGGTTTACCACTAGAGCTTAGAGCTATAGCGTGTTTTGCTCTGCCAAGGTATTCTTTGTGTTTAGCAGTTATGTTAAGATTGCCCTTAACCCAATCCTTTGCAGCTATTAATGCACGAATTCCGTCTATCTTTTCACTACAAAAAAGAGGGTATTGGAGCTTGTTGGTGGGGGGAGCATGCTCCCCCTTCATTGGACAGAATTTTCTAGTCATTAGGACAAATGGAATCCACCATTCGTAGAAAAAGATACACTATTGGGAGAGCACAAAGAACTGCAATAGGGATATATAGGCAAGAGATGATTGCGTATAGAGTTGGCATAATGATTACCTGCTTTTAAGTGGCGTTGTTCCGAGAACTCCTGGATCAGTTGGACAATGCTTTGTTGGAGGATGCTATCTTCTACCAGTCTTGTTCTGTCTCTCTGTCAATGCCACGCCAAGTACCTCTATGCCAGACTCCTTTGTGCCAAGTTCCATCTTCCCAGATCCCGTTCTCCCAAATGCCTCCATGCCAATTTCCATTTTTCCAGGTACCTCGTTTCCAGATTCCTCCATGCCACGTGCCATCTCGCCAAACTCCTCCATGCCAAACTCCTCCGTTCCAGATGCCGTTGTCCCAAATGCCATCCTCCCAAATTCCTCTGCACCAAGTCCCATTCTCCCAAATACCGTTCTCCCAGATTCCATTCTTCCAAACAATGGTGCCGTCTATTATCTCCACATCTTCATGTCTTGTGCTGGCGTTGGCTAGCCACTGAGGGCAGTTCGGAAGGTCTTTGATTTTCATGTGATTTCCTTACGTGTGATTTTCTTACGTGTTTTGTTGGGTTAGAATGACTTGTCTATTTTGGTTCCGTTGTGCCAAGTGCCGGAGTGCCAAGTGCCGTTGTGCCAGACTCCTCCTTGCCAAGTTCCATCTTCCCAGTTTCCGTTTTCCCAGACTCCTCCTTGCCACGTGCCACCTTGCCAAGTGCCACCTTCCCAGACCCCTCCATACCAAATTCCCCTGTGCCAAATTCCTCCGTACCAAGTTCCATTTATCCAAGTGCCGGAATTCCAGGTTCCATCAATCCAGGTTCCACTGATCCAAGTGCCGGAATTCCAGGTGCCGTTGTTCCAAATTCCCCTCTTCCAGACCACGGTGTCACCTAGCATCTCCACATCTTCATGTCTTGTGCTGGCGTTGGCTAGCCACTGAGGGCAGTTCGGAAGGTCTTTGATTTTCATGTGATTTCCTTACGTGTGATTTTCTTACGTGTTTTGTTGGGTTAGAATGACTTGTCTATTTTGGTGAAGGTACCTCAGCGGCCAAATTTGTGGGTTGACCTGCTTAGTAGCGTTGTTCCGAGAAAACCTAGATCAGCTTAGTCATCCGGCATAGCACAAAAGATTTGATACACAGCTACCGCGTCAGCGTTGGCTGAGTGCGAATTGTCGAAATCACAATCGAAGAAGTAGTTATAAGTTTCCTTTAAGTTGGGGAATTTTAGGCGAGTCTTGCCTGTCTTGATGTTTGGTTTGGTTTGAGCGTTGACTCTCTCCTTATTCTCCTTCATTGTGCAGACTCCAGGTGCTTCTCGCCAGGCAGATAAGAGAGCTACTTCCTTTGGATAATAGCGAGCGATAGCAATACTTATTATGTTTTTGTCAAATTGGAGATTATGAGCAACAAGGGAGGATCTATTATTCCATAGATGCAGGATTTCGTCAAGGACATGCTTTTCATCGCGGCCATTTAGGGCACAGTATTCAGCAGTTAGGCCATGAACTTTGAAGGCTTCGTTAGTATCATCCCATTCCCAACCATAGGGGGTTACTACTTTTGAGGTAGACTGTTGGATATGGTTAATACCCATGTCTACCTGGAGAGCTGATAGGGCGACTAGATGCGGTTGAGATGGGTGGGCTAAGTCTAGTTTAGAATTTACTAGGCCAGTTGTTTCTGTATCAAATATGGTGTAGAGGTTGGACATTTGAAAGCTCTTTGCTAATAATCTTTAGCACTCTTTTGGTTAGATCATCGATGGTAGAGTCGTTGGTAATAAAGTACGTAGGTGGTCCTATATATTCTCGTGAGTCTCCTTTGAATGAGTGTCCTGGGCGGTTGACTTGAAGGATTATTGATTTCCATTCTCCATGCTGTTGGAGACGGTTAAGGCAAGCATCTACCTCATATTGGAATCCTGCGTCACTAACGACTGCTATTATTGGATCTGGGTGCATATACTCAGCAAGGATTAATATATCCCCAGCTGTTGCTGCCCCAAAGAAATCTCTTCCAAAATAGGGTTTTATTAGGTCTTCAGAAAGAGATATGAGAAAATCTCTACCAGTTTTACCGTTGGATAGTGTTGCGGCTTTAAACCTTTCTCGGTTGTTTCCAACGATTATGGCAGAAGCCATTTGGTATAGAATATCAGCAAACTTAAACTCTTTTACAAGCGCAATGTTGGATGCTAGTATATTGGCAATAGTATCTTTGCCACTGCCAGGTGGGCCGTTAAGGAAGATAATGTGGTGCATGCCATTCTCTGAAGAAAGGCCATCCTTGGCCTGAGTTAGGTTAGCCTACTGAGCTAACATTCCTAATTATATTCCTCTCTCCATATTGAGGATCACTTTCGATCCCCATGTCTAGAATGAGGTATGCCCCTTCGGTGGCGGCAATTACTTTTGGAAGGTTGGAGAAGGGCTTGGATGGGAGCTTGATAGACTCCTGAGTAGTGGGGTCTGCTGAAAGCAGCGCTACAAATCCCCCAATAGAACCATCTGGCTTTGCTTCCATAAAAGCCGATAGTCTAGATGAGACACTGAAATATTCTTCTCCTTCCTGTGTTCCAAAATAAGGATCACAAGACCCTAGCTCATAGTTGCCAGGGCCAACACCTGATAACAGCAGCTTTTGATCTCCCATTGTTGGAACTGTGCCGCGGTAATTGTTATGGAGTTTTAGACCCTTCCAGTCTCCATAGTTTTCTAGGATAGCGTTGTTCTGAGCATCAAGCTCATCATCGCCGGTCGGGAGATAGGCCATTATCTCGAATGTGGGCGCGTAGCAGATTGCATATGCTGGTTCTGTACGCTTACCCTCTTTCGGTCCCCAGTATCTCGGCAGGGTGTTGGCTTCTACAATGCGAGCAAGGAATGCCGCCTCGGGAAGAAGCTTTTTTACGAAATCTTCTTGCTTGGTCTTATTAAGGAGTGAAGTGATAGACATATAATTACCTGTGATTTGTTACATGTAGTAGCTGTCGGAAAGAGTCTTGGTATCTGAGGTAGGGATCTAATAATCTTAGTTCTAGGGCCTCCTTTGTTTGGTTAGGATTTGGAGCACGATCTCGTCTTCGACTGTGATTCTCACTTGTTACGCCTGTTCGCCCAACATAAAGTATTCTACTAAGCCAGTATCGATGTCGTATGTGTTTTTGGCCCTCCCAAAAAATGGTGTTTTAGGAGCGATGCCTTTGCCTGGAGTGGTGCGAAGCTCCCTAATATCATGTCTGGATAAAGTGGTATAGAGCATGTGATTGAATCCAGACGGAATAGCAGTACGTCCTTTTTGTCCGATAGATGATGGAAGCATGAGGCTATCTACGATTTCTTCTTTAAAGACCATCATACCGGTTTGGGAGTCTCTCTCAGCAGTCTCTGATGTTTTCTTTACATCATAAGAGTCTTGGTGAGCGGTTAGGATTACATCGCACCGAAGGTAGCTAAGAAGACTAAGACTATTAGATACCTCCATTTGGGCAGGGGCGTAGTCTTTATAGCCTTCCATTGAGAAGTTAAGTCGAGATGATGCGGCCATAGTGTAGGCTGCAATAGCATTTGCCATGTGGGTGAAAGAATCGTCGATTAGGATTGTGCCAGGTTTGAGGTGCTTCTCCCATTCGGTAAAGGCTTTACGGGCAGTCATCCACGCGTCAGCCGAAACAATTCCTACTTTGCTCTTACCAGCAACACTTACTGTCGAGCGCGGATCGATGCAATCTACAAATTCGATGTTCTCTTTGGCCGCATCATACTGCTGTTGGGTAATTTTGGTAAGTTTCTTTCCTGTAAGGCGAGCTTTAAGTTGTTCGAGGGCAATTTCTTTGAACTTGTCGCGGCCATCGTAGTTGCGAACGAAGAGCTTTTTACCGGGCCAGCCGGGAATAAGGTCGGGAATTGCTAGTGGGATTATAAGAGAAGATTTACCTGTTCCTGAAGCGCCCATTAGAATAAGTTTGATAGCGGATCTGTTTTCTGGTTCGTCAGATAGTTTGGTCATCGTGCTTTGCTCGGGTCCCATGTGTTTTTTACAAAGTTGGCTTTGAGTAATCTTGCCCATTCAGCTGGTGGTCTAGTGCATACGGGTAAGAATTCGCACCCGCCATAGTTGTGGCAAGAGGTTTCTTCTGCAGGCCAACGGCCTACATTAGCATACCCTACTGCTTTTATTTTTATTGTGGTCTCTAGGTCCTCTAAGAATTGGTTAAGTTCGCTCTGGGTCGAACGATAAAAGAACCTTTGGTATCGGTTAAAGTTCACCCCCAGTTGGATGCCATCAATCATCACTCCTGATGGAGGCTGAAAGAATACTGAATTAGGTTGGGAAGAAAGAATATGCGCTGCTGACAAATACACACTAAATTGCGTAGAGGGTTTGAAATTGTTGGGAAATTGAGTATCTAGCTGGCGCTTCGCTGTTTTGTAGTCGGCGATGTAGGACTCTCCCATGAATTCAACAACGCGGTCTATGTGGCCTGCAAGGTAAACGGGGATTGTGTAGAACGATTCCTTCAACTCTTCAAAACTAATATGGGACGGCAGGTCACAGTCACAAATTAATTCTCCGAATATTTTTCTTCCGCCACTGATTGTGTTGGGAAGATCGTTAAGCTCTGGAAGATTTTCTACTACATCCGCCAAACTTAGGGGAGGCAAATCATTTGTTGGAGTTAGTTTGATATGAAAAATCGGTAGCATAAAGCTGAGCTCTACCGCCGGAGAGCCATCTGGCATTATCATTGTTTTAGCTTGATCGTCCGTGAATTGATCCAAGTACCAAACAACAGACCGCATCAGAGTTTCTTTAGTGCGTTCGGTGCGGTTGGAGATAAGCCGTTCCCCAAGCAATGCAGCCAAACGCAGGACTCGGAGGAGGCTTGTTTCTTTATCAATACCGTAGGCTATAAGCCTATGCCATGTTTCCATGCAGGTATGAAAGTATATTCCGAATTGGAGGGTAGCTGGTTTTACTTGCCAATCCCAACCCTCAATCATCTTGAAATAGTATTTACGTGGGCACTCTTTTAAGAGGTTGATTGAGACTGAATCCCAGATGTGTTGGGTGGTTCCGATGAAGGAATTGTTGGGACGATAGAGCGGTTGCTCATCGAGGTTGATGCTCCATTGATCTAGTGGAGTTTCCTCTATCGTATCGGCTAGGGGGAGATAGTAACTCATCGCTGTTTAGGGGCGTACAAAATTGTTGCCATTGTTTGAATGCTAGTAATACTGCTGGGGGGAGTTTGTTCTGAGAAGCCAGTTGTTTGAGCCAAAATGTTAGGGCCACTTCGGCATCGGATTTGGAAGGTTGCACTAGATGATGGGCTTTTTGATTCGGAGTTTTAGGCCAGGAGGAATTTTGGCAGATACTTGTACTTTTTTGGAGGATACTCTTTTATGGGTATTTGCGATCTGTTCTTGGTTCCAACGCTCTCGTTGTTCCCTAAACCCTTTTACTAGGATTAGGAGATCTGTGTCAGTGAGATCTTTTGCCGAGCGGCGGCAGGTTTCTTCAAGAGTTTGAGGGCGGTCTGAATGGTCTAGGGGGGAGTGGTTAAGGAGGTTTGTAAAATCAGCCATGTCGTGTCATGCCCTGCCGCTCACGTTGTATAATCTGAATTGACTGGGCCACTGTAGTGATTATTGACTCTTCAATTTGTTCTGGTGGAAGGTTGCGGTCTATGTGGGTTTTGATGAATTGGTGAAGAAGTGTTGATATGACTTCCTTGGCTGTTATCTTTACTATCCCTGACTCGGCCCAGTATTGGAACTTGGGCCATAGGTCTTCTTCAAGAAGGACATGGATGTCATGGTAACCAGGAGTTTTACGAGGCATGAGAAGTAGTTAGAAATATTATAGAGTGTATTTAAATATAGACTGTATCCACTTCGGAGTGGGTCCCCTGGAGAATATAACTATTCCTTTTGAATTTGGAGCATCTTTACGAGCAAGCTCCATGCTCGCACCAGTAGTTAATACATCATCAACTATTAGAGTCGGATATGATGGTACTACGTATTTTTCTAAAGCTTCAGCAAATCTAAGCCCGCCTGTAGGAATTCCGATTACCCTGCTGAATTTGATTTTGGTTGCAACTAGTAGTGCTAAGGTTTCCAAATCTTCTTGAGAAAGTGCATCACAATCGATTTTCCAGGATAGGGGAAGTCCAGAGTGAGATGTGAAAATCTTTTGTATTAGGAAAGGGGTTTGCATGATGAAGCCGGTGATTGCCTGCACCGGGACAGCCAAAACTTAAATTTTGCTTGCTCGCTTGCTACTTTTTAGATTTGGTTAGACTGTACTCGTCTAAGCGCTGCTTTATTACTTTAATACCACTCTTGGTCCAGCTACTACACCTTTAGCCTTTGCGAGCTCAGCCTTAGCAATATCCTTGGCAAGAACTGCCACGGCTGAAAAGTTCTCTGGAATCCTATTCCCTGCCTCATCCTTTTCCTTAGCCCACTTTGGCTTCTCACTAAAAGCCAACACTGCTTCTCCTTCGTCAGTCTCTAAGAGACTTACATCCTCGCCTTCATAAGCTGCACTGATAATATCTTCGAAGGCTTCCAAGGGTAACTTACCTTCTGGTAGGACTTCCTTCTCTGCTTCTGGCTTGGTTTGAATACTGGTATAACCAATATTTTCGAATGCTCCGCCATAAACATAGGATCGGAAGATCTTCCGAAGTTCAGCTCGGATAACTCGTTCTTCTTCGGACATAGTATCTTCAGCAGAGGGTGCACGAACACCGAGAAAAGAGTAAGCAGCCTCTAGGGAAAGAAATTGGTCAGGAGTGGGCAGGTCCTTTCCCTTCTCAAGTGCCTTGGTGACTTTGGCATTCCATAAATTGCCAAGGTTGGTCTTGAGGGTATTATCCAATTGGCGAGCCAAGCCGATGGGACTAATGCCTACTGCTTCCAGTAGCTCTACATTAAAGAGCTCCTTGACATTGGTGCTAAATGGAAGGTGGATAGTAACCTCAGCAGGTAATCCTGCTGCTACATATTCTTTTTCCTGACGAACAAGAGTTGCCTCACGGGGCGTATTTGGGAAGGCTTCGAGTTTCATAAACTTTTTTGATCTATCTTTGAGGGGGGAGGAAAGATAAGGAGGCTTCGAGCCCCCTTATCGGTTGTCGCCTGGACGGCGGGTTTGGAAGCGATGCCGGGTTTCCGTTCTCGCTATGTAGATATTCTCTCTGATTTTCACCCTTCCGTCAAGCCTTATCGCTAATTACTTTGAGATGGTTATTGATTAAGACTGGAAGCGCTCCATTCATGGTCAGGCTGATACTACGGATAAATGCTTTCAATGTCTCCTCCGAGTTTGGGCGAATGCTCACTTTTTTGAGGAGGCGTTGTTTTATGACGCCAAAGTATGCGGGGTTATAAGGGATTCCGTCAGCATTTGTATACGGAACTGGTGTCGTAGACACTACGGCCTTACAAATGAGCAAGTTTGGAGTGGGTTGTGGGTTTTCGTGCCGACGGATTGAGAATACGTGACCGCCCGGCCGCTGGTTCATCTCCGGGGCAAGCCACGCCAGTGACCCCCATCCGTATGTTATATCATCTGCGTGATCGTATAGGAGTGATTCGAGTGCAGAATCTCTTCGCATCCCTTCGAATTTATTACACATATATTTGACTTGTGCTTTTGTTTTGAGAATTTCTAGCGTTGCTACCGGAGAGTCGGAGTGCTCCAACTGATCAATCATCAGTTCGGTTAGCGAGTCGGATTCCGTTTTCATGTGATTTTTTTGGAGTCTAAATAAGTTAGGGAGATTCTTGCTCTAGTAAGCGCAACATAGGTGAGATTGTTTTCCTGTTGCAGTTCCCATGACTGCTTGGCCCACTTAGCTGGTAGGAGGTGGGGATCCAGTAGACCTATGGCATCCCATTCCCTACCCTTAGCTTTGTGGATAGTTGTTAGGTGATATTCTGCAGGTTTACGCTCTCGGGCGGTAGGGTCTACATATAGGCTATCTATGTGGTCACGGATTTTTTTCACCGTCGGTAAGTGTTCTGCTAAAGCTACTATCGTCGAGACTTTGTCTTCTATATTGTGACGTTTGGCTGGGCGTCGAGAGATTTCGCGGTCTGCCCATTTTTGTAGGCGCTCTACGAGTTTTTCTGACGACATAGAGTCAGAGTTTTTCCCGGATGCTAGTCGGTTGATTGTTGATTTTAGTCCTGCCCCTATGTCTTTTCCGGCTACCTCACAGGAAAATCCGTTGAGGAATAGCCGTATTGCCAAGGATAGGAGCGGCGCATTGTTGCGGCAGATTATGGTTTTGGGAATATTTTCGATATCTGTTGACGAGACTGGTATAACTTCGCCTTCCGGGGCGGTAGGAGCGTGCTCAATAGATGGGACATATTGCTGTGCTTCTCCGATTATGGCTTTAGCACACCTCCAAGAGACTGTTAGGGGATGGATATGTGCCTTAAAGCGGTTGGTTAGGTGAGAGAAAGAGTCGCTCATTGCTCCAGCAAAGGCAAATATCGCTTGGTTAGGGTCGCCTGCTATGACGATTCGTCCTCCTGGCCGAAGAGCTTTAGCTACTAGGAGGTGCTGTAGTACATTTAGATCCTGGGCCTCGTCTACTATGATTTTAGGGTATTGTTTTACTGGAAACCCCCAGAAAACTGGTAGGGTTAGCATGTGGGTGAAGGTTATATTGCCTTTTAGGGCAAGAGAGTTTGATTTGATTAGGGCAGAATGAGCTATTTGAAATCCGAGGGGGGATATGTCTAGATCGTACAAGTCAGCTACTTGCTCCCATGATTCTGGAGTGTCCTCTAACACATATTGGTTATGATTAGGGACGATTCCAGAAAGAGAAGCTAGTTCTACAAGGTTACGAATGTCAGATATCTGTCTCCAATCTTCGTCCTCAGCAGTGAGGGCCTCTTTGATGTATTCGTTTAAAACGAAGTTGGTAGAATCTACTTTTAGATTTGGTAATCGTTGGCGGATTCCTCTTAGTCCGAGCGCGTGCATTCCGATGCAGTCCCAATTGGACGGCATTGCTGCTGATAAATCAGATACGGTTGACTTGGAGAAAGAGGTGGCTAACCCACTTCCAGGGAGAAGTTTAGCTATCTCTCGAAGGGTGAAAGTCTTGCCTGCTCCTGCTTTGGCATCGATGGCTAGTGATCCGGTCTTTGGAGTTTTCACAAACTCATAGCAGGCAAGTTGTTGTAGAGTAGGTGTAGGCATAGTTAAGTATTGCAGGAAAGGGTTTCAGTTGAGTAGGTTATGTAGTCTGGTTTTAATAAACCTGCGTCTCTTAGGGCTTGCTTATCGTCTTCAGTCAGAAATATCCATATTTTTAAATTGTATTGCACGTATTCTTTGTCTATTGAGTGTCGCAATTCCATTGCATAGGCATCTGTTGTCGTTCTGGGGTCATTCTCCAGCCATTTTCTAGTCACGGCATACGCCTTATGGTCTGGGAAGAATGATCGACATAGATTTATATGGAGTTTATTTGTAATAGAGATTATCTCCTTGCTGTACTCTCCACTCTTCAAGGCACCTGCATCGTGCAGGGGCCACAACAGTTCTGCAGCCTGTACTAGGTGGTACGTAATAAGACGTTCGTCTAGTGGGTTAGAGGGTATGTGGAAGTTTAAAACGTTTTTGTGGGGAGCAATGGGAACGATACCCATTCCGAAATCAGAGATGTTCATTATAAGCCTCTTTAACTTGTGTGGTGGTCGTCTAACGCCTGCCGCGTGTAGTTAGTTATAGCCTCAAACTGTATTCGATCCTCCTCCTCAGGGGTTAGAAATGCTTCTAGCCACTCGGCGCGGTAACCTTTCCGGTCTATTATGTGGAAGCTTATTTCGGTGGACTCGAATGGAACAGCACCGGCGTAGGGATAGGAATCACCTAAGTAGAAGTGATCTATGACTACTCCACAAGGAATGTTGTGGATTCGAGTTTTGAATGATGGTGTTTCTTTCACGAGTAGGGTGTTTCTTTCACGAGTAGGGTGTTTCTTTCACGAGTAGTGTGTTTCTTTCACGAGTAGGGTGTTTCTTTCATGGTACGTACAGATCCTTGGCGATGTCCAAGTTGAGCTGATCTGAGATAGGTTGATAAAAGGAATTTGGTCTTTCCTTGGGTAAAGCCCTATTGGCATATTCTGGGTTAGTACAGAATAATGGCCCTTGTTCGTCTGCCAGGGAGTACTTGCAAAGTGCGGTACTTGCATAGGGAATGTTGGGGTTTTTATGTTGCGCCCAGCAATAGGATTTGGATTTATCACACCATTTTGGTTTAAAAAGGTAGTACTTGTCTCGGGTTTCTACAAGGTGGATTTTGTGTGTTGTTAGATTAATCATGGAAGTGTGCCTGGGAGGGTCCAAATGTATGGAAGTGTGCCTGGGTCCTCAGACCACCCAAATTGGCTATACCAAGTTGGGGTTGGATGATAGGACATTATCATACGAGCTAATTCAAAGTCGTCAGGGGTTTTCGATCTAGGTTTGGAAGGGGAGTGTTTTTTCCATTGTGATTTTAGCTTAGGTAGCCGTCTTGTTTCGGGAGGTCCCCTCAGCATACTCCTTTACCAGCTCTTTCTGGTTTTCATATGGCATCACACAAAAGCCTAGCTCTGAGAGGGAAAAGTAAAGATCAGCACACTCTTCGCATAGAAATTTGTTTGATCGCGGAACAAGGCCGTCTTCTCCGTAGATGGCAACCTCCACTTCGTATTCAGGGATTTTCCATCGTTCCACAGAGCATACGATAGTTTCGAGAGCTATTAAGGTGTTGCAACTGCAACACCTTTGGCGGCGAGAGGTTGAAAGCAGTTCATACTCTCCGGGAGTGTCCCAGCAAATATCTCCTGATTCAGGGTCCCAATCATAGTGACAGGTTAAGGGCATTCGAGGGTCCTCTTGTTATGAGTGTGTCGCGTGGGAAGCATCATGGTTTTTTCAGGAATTGTCATGCGGGTACCTCTGACGTACCACGCGCGGCCTATCTCCCACAGCCATTGTATTTATCTCTAAACGTATGTTTCATCAAATATCTAAGCATTTTTATTCTCCGCCTGTTGCTGTTCCTCCAGATGCCTGCATCGAAAAATCAGCCGAGTAAAATCTCCATCCATATTCACGTTCTTTGCTCATGATTACCTTACGTATAACAATGCAAATTAAGTTGGACTCGTTTCACTTGCAGCTTATTTGCGACGTTATGCCGTCAGAGGACCCTCTTATGCCGTCCGAGGGTCCTCTTGTTATGTCGTCAAAGGACCCTCTTGTTATGCCGTTTGAGGGCCCTCTGCTATCTCCGCGCCGCCGTCTGCTCCTCTTGTTATGCTGTCCGCTCCTTCATATGTTTGAGGCGGTGGTCTACGATATTGGAGCCTCCCACGTGTTGATTGTCGGTTAACACCGCTCCAGAAAGTAATAGTGCTTCCCCCTCAGCAACAGAATTGCCGTGCATCTCGGCAGTGCCACAAAGGAGTGCAGAGCCTTGAACTGAGGCTGTATTATATAATTGGGCTTGCCCAATCACTGAGGCATCCTGCTTAACCTCACTATACCCATGAAGGCGGGCATTTCCACCAACGATGGCGTTGTTGGACGCTATTGTTCTATCGTATAGTTGGGCGTTGTCTCTGATTCGAGAATTGCCCAAGGCAAACGCATTGGGATGTATCCAGCAGTCTCCTTCGTGAGAGAGGTTTTCGTGGGAGCTGACCCAGCCACCCATGGTTCCAGCGGTTATCTCGCCAAAGTCTTTTAGGGCTTTGATTTGGTACAAACTGGAGTTATCATTCCGGATTAGTTCATATTTCATTGTATGGGTGCCTGCTGCGTCGGATTGAGATATAGATTTCTTCGAAGGCATTGCTAGCCTCGGCGCTGTTTGTGGGAAGTGTAGTCCATTTGTTGAGTACCTCCTCTGAGGTATGTGGGAAGAAATGTTTGAGCAGCCTCGCGCATTGTGTGCACTGATCTTCTTCCATTGGGAGCTTGCTCGTCCCCGTTGGGTGAGTCACCATAGCGTTACTTTGGTTTTTGATTTGGGAAATAGGACTACGCGGGAGATAGGAAAGAGAATCTCTTCGTCCCACCCAACTCTCCTCCCGTCTATTTCTACTGCTTTGTTTTGGCACCACCTTTTTAGCTCGCTGTTGGTCGCTTGTTGGGGAGTGCGCTCTCGCGAGGTGAAATGACAGACTGTATTGAGTGTTGTGAGGAAGGTCCAAGCATTCATTGCGAGAGTATTCCTATATCGCCTGCTTCACGGCGACGATCCAACTCCTCGGCTACGAGTTGACGGAATTCTAGGGGTACTTGGACACGGTTTAGGTTTATGAGCCACAGAATAAGTTGAGCTGAGGTAGCAGCTCGGATATTTTCAGAGGCTAGGGCAAACGTATTGGGATGTATCCAGTAGTCTCCTTTGTCGGACAGGTTAATCATGGTAGCGGATCCTCGTCTTGATGGTTGATTGTGTGCTGGGGGACATCCTTGTCCGTCTGCCTTTCCTTGTCCGTTGGGAGCTTGCTCTTGCGCTTGCTCTTATTCGTTGGATGCTCGTATTGCGGTAGTTTCGTATGCCCCGTTGGATGCTCGTATTGCGGTAGTTTCGTATGCCCCGTTGGATGCTCGTATTGCGGTAGTTTCGTATGCCCCGTTGGAGAGGTGTTTTGCCCACCAAGTCTCTCCTGCTGAGTCGAACACCCGTTGGATATTTCCCTTGATTGTAGCACCGACTCCGATAACGTGGCGTGTTATTTTGGGTGCCTTGATTAAGACTATATCGTCTTCTATTTGTTTTGAGCGGTGTTGGATTACGATTATGGGACGATGGTCGTTAGGCGCCTTAAGGCGAGCCTGTTCTATGTCTGAAGGTTTGGGGCGGTATTTCATCCAGTGAGCTTTGTTGTTGGTGTCGAGCCAGTGGTAGTAACGCCGGCTGCCGGCAGCCGGCGTTACAACAGTCTTGGTTTGCCCAGTATAAGTGAACGATGAAGGTGCTGGCATTGAATGGTTTCCTGTACTATTGGTTTTCGTTTGAGGTTGAGTTAGAACGGTTTGGCTATTTTGGTGAATGTGCCTCCACAGATTCTTGCCTTTTCCCCGTCACAGTCTAATAGGTCTTCGAGGGCGAATTCTACTCGCCAGAGTTGGCATGTTGAGTGGTCATTGAAGGATGTCCAGGCTTTGACGATAGATGTTACGGGGAGACCTTTTGGTAGCTCTTTTTCAGTGAAGGTACCTTCTTTTTGGATGAAGTTTTTAGTGAATTTTCCTTTTCCATCGCAGGTGGTTGCCCTATACCCGGTGGCTACGCCTTGGGAGACGGTTATTCCAGCTAGGGCGAGGCGGTAGAGGATAGGATTTTCAATGCCTTGCCAGATGCCGTTGTGCCAGGTGCCGGAGTTCCAGGTTCCGTTGAGCCAAGTACCGTTGTGCCAGACTCCCGATTCCCAAAGGCCTCCCTGCCATGTGCCGGAGTTCCATGTGCCGTAGTTCCAGACGCCTCCTTGCCATGTGCCGGTGATCCATGTGCCGGAGTTCCAAACTCCTCTGTCCCAGGTGCCGTTGTGCCAGGTGCCAGAGTTCCAAGTTCCGTTGTGCCAGATGCCGTTGTGCCAGGTGCCGGAGTTCCAAGTTCCGTAGGTCCAGTTTCCGTTGACCCAGGTTCCATCGACCCAGATGCCGGAGTGCCAGGTGCCGGAGTTCCAGGTTCCGTAGACCCAAATTCCATCAATCCAAGTGCCGGAGTTCCAGGTTCCGGAGTTCCAGACAACGGTGTTGTTTATCATTTCTACATCTTCGTTGATTGTGTCGGCATCGGACAGCCACTCAGGGCAGTTCGGAAGGTCTTTTATTTTCATGGGTTTCCTCTTAGTGCATTATTTTTGTGGATTTGGCCACCCTTCCGTGGGGGCCTATGTCTTGTATTACGCGGCGGCGGCCGTCAGCGCAATGGCCTTACGGCAAGTCTCTGTGCATACGCGGCTCCATAAAACCATAGCATTCAAATTTGTGGGTTGGCATTGCGTGCGAAGCACGTGCTTGTAGTGGCCGAATCCTGCGACAATTGAGGGTTCTGGATCATCTTCGTACATGAAACCTTGGACTGTCCTGTTGTTGTAATTGATTTCGATTTTCATGGGGGATCTCCTTACGTGTTTTGTTGGGTTGAGGTTGAGGTTGAGGAAGCGGCTGCGGTGTTTTTGGGGGGTCGATGGGAGGTGTTTGGTGTTTTTGGGGGGTCGATGGGAGGAGTGTATCATGGGGGATGGCGGATATCAAGTAAAAACAAGTCATTTTTTGTGCAGGGATAAGTGGTTGATTTTAGGGGAGTAGTGCACAATGAATCAATGGGTTAGTGGCCCTACTTCAAGGATGGGGTCTACAATGATATCCCCAAAAATCATGGTATAAACAAGTCGTTTGTGCGGGGGAGATAAGTGGTTGATTTTAGGGGAGGAGTGCACAATGAATCAATGAGTTGTTGGCCCCACTTCAAAAGCCCTATTTCATATGGGGGGGGAGTGCCGCGAAGTGGTTGTTTGTAGGTGCTCGAAAATGGGTGTTTGTGCCACAGGGGAGTGTTGTTTTAAAAAGACCAATAGGAAGTGTTACATATATATATATATATTGTATACTTTTTTACCACCGTTTTAGGCCCTTGTAAATTTAGTTGATTTTGGGGTTATTTGATGATTGGCAAAATTTGTTCTAAGTCATTGATTTTTAAGGATTTCTCTGAACAATGAATCAATAACTTGAATATCTAAGGGGTATCCCTAAGTTGTGGTATGGATATTTGGTGTTATTTTTGGCGTTTTTTTGGAATGAGGTTCACAATTTGCCCCAAAAATGCCGTTTTTATGCAAGGCTTGTGCCTGCTTTTTTGGAATGAAGTTCACGCCTTTTTTCGATTAAATATCGTGCCAATATGCATGAATAATAAAAAAAAAAGTGCCCTATTTTCATAGAGCACTTTTAAGCAAGGTTTGTGCCTATTTCACACGATTTAGCTTTATGCGCTTTATGCCACATGTTGCGGATTTGCACAACAAATCCTTACTATTCTCTAGAGCTATAAACGCTCCAGGAGACCCAGGAGTTATATCCTTTTCAGCATCCTTGATAATTTGCTGAGAGTACTCCTCTAAATACTCGCGCATATCTCGCATCGCGGATTCTTTTTCAGGGCCAGCTTCACACGATGCGAGGATTACTTGCCGGCAATAGGTTTCTTTTGCTCGCGCAAGCGTGCGACTTGATACAGGCTTATCCGCTTCTTTATGGTTGATTGCGGCAAAATAGGCAATCCAACCACGTTGGGTGGCATCAAGTCTAGGCCCTGATATGCCTACTCCGGGCACTTCTCCACGTACTACTACGCGGTCGAATTTGTCTTGTACCGCTTTAAGACCTTCATCGGTGCCGGCTTTTCCGGCAATGCTTTCCGTGATAGCGTTTTGGAGACCTTTGGCTATTGCCCATTCGAACCACTCGGGCGATTTGCCTTGGAGTTTCACAGTCCGGGTGCCGATTTCACGGCGGAATTCAACACGAATTTCTATGGGAAGCTGAATTGCGAACGGTTTCATGGTGTTACCTTATTTTGGGAACATTGGTTGCAATATGCGACGAATCGCCTGGGAGTTTCTCTTATACCCATGTTTTTTCAGATTATTTGGCCTCCATTCGTCTAGAGGGCATGGCTGGACTAGGGCGTTGGTTTTGATGTGGAATGGGAGAGTTCGATCAAATCGATCTTTTAGGCCATTGATGGCTGTCTCGTTCTGGTACATGCTGTCACCTCACTGTAAGTAGAGTTGATCGTCGGACCAAACATACATATTGGACTCCCCATATGCATGTGCATTCTCGGTCAGAGTCTCACCGATCTTGCCCAGTCCGCTGTCCCAAAATCCAGTACCATGTCGGTTCCGGGTGAACCAGAAATCGCGGCCTATGCTTTCTTCGGATAGACCAGCTAAGAGAGCTTCGTTTTCGGTTATGAAGTCCTGGCAATCCTCCATGGCCAAAGCACGGGCCTCCAGGCTCACATCCTCGATATCATATTGGTCATTTAGTGGATCCCCCTCCTCATCTGTAGACGCCCAAATAGCCACTTCCAAATATGCCGCAACCACCTTTTCGATGTTCATCGGGTGTCGTGGCTCAGGATCACCCATCCATCCTACCACTATCCGCTCCACGTGTGCGTTTGGCATCGCTGCCGATGTGCGTAAGTACTGCTCGGCCTGCTCTACCGTCGTAAACCTCGCCCAGGTTGTATCTCGTCTCTTCACCGCGTAATAGGTCATTGGTTTTTCCTCGTTGGTTTGTGGGGAGCACTGGTGGGCAATGCTTTGTTGGGGATGCTATTTTCTACCAGCCGTGTTCTGTCCTAGTCGAGATGGTCGTGGGAGAACTTACTCGCGTCCTACCTCCCACTCATGGGCGTTGTCTTCCGTGATATAGAAGCATGTTCTTAATCCGTACTTCACGGGAAGGCGAAACTCTGTAGGCCGAGTCTTCCATGTCTTACACTTCCCATTCACCCTACACCGTAGCGGAGTGCCATCGGCATTTTTGGCGCTCACGTGGTGGAATTCATTCCTGTACCTTGCACCGACCGCAATACTCATCATGATCATCTCTCATTCCTCCGTCGCTTTCACAAATCTGTCTTTGTCAAACCGTGGGTTGTCGCCAGCCAGCTCCATAGCTAGCTGTTCACATACTCTTTTCCAGCACCCATAAGCTTCAACCCTATCAGGCTCTGGACGCGTGTATGCTACTGCTCTCGCGATACGCACATGATCTTTTCTAGTCATTGTCTTATCTCCACTAAGGTTCTCTCTTACCGCGAGCCAAGTTCCACCTTGCCAGATGCCACCCTTCCAAACTCCTTCTAGCCAAGTTCCATTTTTCCAGATGCCACCCTTCCAAACTCCTCCATGCCAGGCGCCATTTCTCCAGATGCCACCCTTCCAAACTCCCCTGCGCCAAGTTCCGTTTTTCCAAATTCCTTCTTCCCAAATTCC